AACGGGTGCATACTTTTGTGAATTTCTAACATTAACTAACCTCTGATTTATCATCATCCATTTTGTTGATATTAATATATCCCATACCAGTATCTGGATTTTGTCCTTGATCTTTTAAAATGTTTCTTGCAATATCTTTAAACCAAGCATCAACTATTTGTTCATTCTTTTCTCCTCTATAACCTGAATCTATTAATTGTTCAATAAATTCATTATTCCAATCTAATTCAAAAAAACCATTTTTAATATTATCTTTATTAACTTGAGTATCTAATACTGCTACCCATGGTTTTCCTTCTTTAGTTGCTTTTGCTTTTTCTTCCATTAATGCTTTTCTTCTTGGATCTTTTTCAGTATAATCTGATGCAACATCTTTTGCTTTATTTGTTTTAAACATACCTTTCATTTTTTTCATTATATCCATGTGTTATTTTCCTCCTTCCTTTTTAAGTTCCCCATTGATTTCCGAAAATATCGACGTGCAATCTTGGACTATATCTCCATCCTTTTTGCATTGCGAGTTCGGTAACATTTTTTGCGTTTTGTTGATATTCTTCATAACAACCTCCCACGGCCATACAATAGACCGGAGCATCGATCCCTGCTTTTTTATAAATTCCCACAGCTTTTGAAACTTCGTCAACATCGATGCTGTCACAAACGACAAATTTGAAATACAAATAACTATTGGGTATATCATAATATCCTTTAGCAACATCGGGTTTAATAGCATCGTCCCAACTTTCACCGGAAACGGTAAGTTTGGGAGAGCACGAAAACGTAATATGAATTTTAGTTTGATTCGTTGCCCACTCCAATAACCTTTCTCTGATAGGTTGAGTAGTGTTTGTTTCAAATGTAACATTTTTTAAATCTTGCATTTTAGGGTGTTCAAATAAATCAACATAATGTCTTTGAAAACCTAAAAATGGTTCTCCTCCTGTTATAACAAGATGTACATCTTGTCCGTTATTGCAAGTCCACTTGCCTTCTGGCGTTAAAGATAACAACTTATCAACTAAATCATCAATAGTATAATCTGTTGTGAACTTACTAAATCTTGCGTCCCATGATGCATAACTATCACAACCTTTATGTACCAAAGGCAAATCTTTTAATTCTTTATATCTATCATCCTCAGCGTCTACTTTTAAATAATCGTCTGCAAGTTCGCCTCTTGGCATACCAAATCCACGACATTTAAAATTACATCCAAACAATCGTAAAAATATACTAGGTACACCTACAAATCTTCCTTCGCCTTGTACACTATAAAAAGCTTCAGTAACTCTTAATTTGTCTGCATCCATTGTTCACCTAAATGTTATGTCCTTTCATACTAAAGCAGATATCATAAAATTCTTTTTTAAGTGGTGCATGAGTATCAAAAGCGCCTAACATAATTGCAGTAGTCATATCATTGTCAGATTCTTTTACACCACGTTGTGTTAAACAATGGTGTTTTGCTTTAACTACTACTGCTACATTAGGTGTTTTAGCATATTTTCTTAATGCTTCAGAAATTTGTGTAGTCATTTCTTCTTGTATCTGTGGTCTTTCTGCAATATGATGTACGATCCTATTAAATTTGCTTAAACCTATAACTTCATCTTCAGGTAATACTCCTACCCAACAATTTCCTACAATGTTTTGAAAATGGTGAGCACAGGTTGATCTAACACTAATTGGACCACTAGTGTATAAACTTTTATATCCCATATTCGGAAATGATGTAATTTTAGGTAATGAATTATATCTACCTGAATATATTTCATTAACATACATTTTTGCAACACGTTTTGCAGTTTCTTTTGTGTTATGATCATTTTCAGTATCAATTACTAATGCTTCTAAAACTTCTTCAAATGCTTCTTCTACTTCTGTTTCTAATTCTTTTAATTCACCTTTCTCCAAATACTTGGCGATATTGTCGTTTGCATTAAAACGTACCTTTTTGTCTATTAATCTTTGTTTGATCTTTTCTGATGTTCTCATATTGTTACATTAACAGATTTGTCCAATTTTGTCAATAATTCTTTGATAGACAATCTGATTTCCTTCCTCCGTATAATGGTTAACTATTCCTCTATGCTTTATCCAAGTTTGGCAAAGATCTAATTTGTTTTTTTCGGTAGCATAATCGGTACTAATACTAAAATGGTCCAAATGTAAAGAAGTAATTGGTATTGATTTTGTTATTTCATTTCGTATTAATTCGTAAATATCCTTTTGGTATTCGTCGTCATAAAAATGCTTAAACCAATTTTGGGCAGTTTTAAGTCTAGAATTGAAAATCGATGTTTTGTCCATAATGTCATTATAAATTAAATCACAATTTTTATGTAATCCTTTTTTATGTACTGGGTGTTTAGATGTATGAATTCTACTAGGACTAGTATGTGAAACAATTACTAATCCATATGTTTGAATCCAAAAAGCATCTAACATAGATTTTTGTCTTAATTGTTTTAATATTTTGTATTCTCCTACGCCTGCTTCTGCTAAATTATCTACTTGAAATTGTTTACCTAGCAACGTTGGCCACCCATCATATTTAGGCTTATGCCAAGGGCAGGCAAAACTATTTCCTATTATTAAAATTTTTTTATCCATGGAATATAATTCTCCGCTATTGCTTTATGGTATTCAGTGTTATAATGTTCTTCGTCATCTAAAAAATGTTTATTTGGATCTATATGTTTGCTTTTCATATAATCTTCTATACTTTGTGAAGCAATTGTTGTAGCTTTTAAATCTCCATAGTAATTAAAATCAACTGGATGTTTGGATCTTGATCTCATTACTGATAGATATAATTTTGCATTATTATCTGCACAAATATTATCCATTGTATAAATGTCTTTATAAAAACTTCTATGTTCTATATGTGTGTTTAAATCATAAAATAATTTGCATTCCATAAACGTTTGCTTTCTTAAATCAGGTTTTATTAATCCTTGTTCAGGTGAAAATTCAAAACCTACAAATTTATCATAGTCTTCTTTAATTGGTTTATTAAATAATTGTATAGAATCGTCAACTATAATACCATCTGAATATATTTTCACTAATGGTTTTTCTTTTGCAAGTGTTGTAAAATGATCTACCTTTATAGTTTTTTCTAATAATGTTTTATTAAATGCAATTACAAATCTATTAAATGCCGCCAAAAGTATGTGTACTTCATCTATGTCATTATGTTTTTTAAACATACTTTTAAGCCAATCAGGATATACCATATTAGCAGTACCCGCCACGCAATATACAATTACTTCTTTATCATTTAACGTAGCATACTGTTCAGCAAAACTATTATCATTATAAAGAGAATAACTTCCTGGTCCTGTTTTACCTGGGATTGTTTGATAACCAGCTAAATGACTATCTCCCATAAACAATGTTTTAGACATTTTTCTTTGTGTAATCTCCTTTTCCAACTATAACATTTCTTATTCCGCCTTTGGGATTTTTAGTATCTCCTTTTTTACGAGGTATTAAATGTACGTGCGGATACATTACAGTTTGTCCGGCACTTTCTCCTACATTAATTCCAATATTATAACCGTCAATAACTCCTTTAGCAACATTGTCATTAGCAATTTTTAATGCTAAATCAAAACATTTTATTATATTGTTTTGTGTTGCTTCTTTAGGCACAATTAAAGAATGACCTTCTGTTACTGGGTACCCGTCATTGTACCATACTATATCTTTAAATTCATGAACGACATCTTTCCAAGGTGCTCTATCTTCCTCTTGGGCTTTGTCTAATGTGTCTGGTTTAATCATTGCCACTCTTCCCAAGGAAACACAATCCATACTGGATTTTTTTCTTTATTAATTGTATATCCTTTAAAATGTAAACCTTGAAATTTGCTTGGTTCATTTTGTATAACACTTGCAAATTTTACATTATCAGGAGTACCAAAATTATCTTTAATATAATTTAATGTTTCTCCTGTATCATTTATATCGTCTATAATTAATATTTTTTTTTGAAAAGCATGAGCTTTTTCTAAAACTGCTAAACTAGGTTTACTTTTATGATCTCTGAGTCTAATGTCTAATGCTTCATGAGGTACATCTAAAGCATGACTAAGATAAATGCCTGGTACACAACCACCTCTATTAATTCCTAAAACAATATTAGGTTTCCAGTTAATACCTGACATTTCAGACAAAATCATATTAAGACTATGTCTTAACTGTATCATAGTAAAGTAACTTTTTTTAGTTTCTATAGTTTTAAACATCATCTTCTTTTTGTCTCGCCGCCCAATCATCATATACTATTCTATAAACATTTTTGAATTTTTCATATGCAATTTTTAATGAAGGATATATTACAGTCATATCCTCTACTTGGGAAAGACTAGGCATAGATTTTTCAAAAGGTTTGGGTTCTGAGAAATCATAATTAAAGTTGGATTGCCCTGATACTGCATCTTTTTCAAATTGATCTTGTAAAGGGCCTCCTGGTCCATATAAACCTGGAGAATCTTGTTCTTCACCTGTAGATGCTGATCCTATTCCATAAGAATAAGTTATGGGTGGGGTGTTAGACGAATCTATTCCTCCACCATTGTCATCAAAATTAACTGCTATAGTTCCTGTATCTCTAGGAACTCCGCTATCACTTGGCATCCAAGATGAACTAGGATAAACGGGCCATTCTCCATATGGTCCTTCCCCTTTAGACCATTGGGCTTTACCAGATAAGTCTGGTGTTTTAGTTTGTTTTTTTGTTTTCTTTGTCATAAAGAATACTCCTTAATAAAGTTTTTCTATTTTGTCACAGATTGCTAGTTTTTTAGCCTCTTCAGCCGATAACCAAACGTCCTGTGGCGGTAATAATACTTCTTTAATTTTTTTCTCAGACATTCCAATACATTTTTTGTAATGTTCTACCATTCTTTTAGTTGATAGCTCAAATTCTTTAACACGAGCATATAGTTCGTGTTCTTTGCCATCACTTCCCCAACTGTATTGATGAGATAATATTGAAGTATTAGGTGTAAGTATCCTTTCTCCTTTCTTTCCTGCAATAAAAATTAAAAATCCGGAAGAGGCAATTAATCCTAATCCTACAGTTTTAATAGGTATTGTACTAGCTTTGATTGTATCTATTAATGCAAATGCGGCATGAACATCACCGCCAGGTGAATTAATAATTAAAGTTAGTTTAGGCAATCTAGTAGAAGCAAGATTGCAATTCATAATCCATTGAATACAAGCTCTACAAGAATCTGTATTAATTTCGTCCATTAACAAATAGAGACCATTTGTTAATAAATTATTTTTTTGTTCTGGTGTTGCTTTGTCTTTAGCCATATTTTACTACCTCGTATAATGCTTTACCAGAGAAAAATTGATTTTTTAATATTTCTCTTTGTTTCCATATTAATGGAATATATTTTGTATAATTTTCCATATAGTCGTGTATTTTGTCTATTACTTCTTGTTTGTGTTTACGATAATGTTCTATATCAATTGTCCATTCGCTAGGGTAAGCAAATTCTTTAATTGCCATTTCTTTATAACTTAATCTATTTGGCACCATTGGTATAACATCTAATAGTGCACCTTCATACCAACTTATACCTAATGTTTCTTGTAAGTTAGCACTAAAGATTAATTTAGATTCTCCTAGTAAATTATGATATTCCACTTTACTCAATGTTTTTTCCTGACATACTATAAAATCATATTCGCTTCCAATAGAATCTTTAAGGTCTTGAAATATGTCTAGTTGCTTTTCAGGTGCAAGTCTATGTGGAAATAATATTTGTTTTTTCTTTGGCATATTTTTATATTGTTCAAGATTACGTTCCATGTATTCCATAGGCCATCCTACTCTTTTTATTTTTTTATTCGCTTGAGCATCTAATTTTCTAGTAACTAATTTAATAAATGTATCACTAAACATATCTGTATGAAATTGTGTTGCAAAAAAGTTATGATCAAAAGTTTCATACATACTTTCTTCTGCCAATCTTACCCAAGGTTTCTTTCCAATTAATCTACCTAAAAAGTCTGCCGGATCATAAGAACCGGCGTGCCACATACCACCTATTTTTATTTTAACGCCTAATAGTTCTGCCATATATTTTAATTGTATGACTGTAGGATTCCAAGCGTCAGTATATAAGAAGTAGTCACCGTCTTTAACTTCTCCTTTACAAAACATTTCTCCAATTTTAGCCAATTGATTACTCTTATAAACATTGGTACCACCAAAGTTTAAAAAAGCACCGGGTGTAGTTTTTTGTGGTGTATCGCCTCCACTTATATTAACTACTTCATTATTAGTATGTCTTTTTAGTTGTTCTGGGAGATGTTTTTTCCACTCCTTTGTGTATCGAGTGTCAACAGCCTCCAAATCAACAATGTAAATTGTCATTCTTATTCCTTTTCATATACTGCGTGTGATCCATTTTCACCATCTTCAGAAACATCTATTTCAATATTTCTACCAGGATATCTTTTTTTAATTTGTGCATATAAATCATCTGACATCATTTCACAACTTTTAAAGTCGTTTTGTAATGTACCTTGACTATATAAACTCAAAATCCATCTTTGAAATTGGATGAATTCGATATCTCTGTCATCGTGAAAAACTTCGATCGCCACTTTAAAATGAAATGTATGTCTATGTGGATGTCCTAAAAATGACACGTCATATTCATCTCCAGTTGCTAATTTAGGGTCAGTTAGAGCCGCAGGATACTTATGTATTCCTTCTTTTCTAAATGTTACCCAAATCATTTTTTTCATTGCGTTCCTTTTCTTTTTATGAGTTGTCCATTATAACAGTTTTATTTTTCATTGTCAATGTCCAAAACGGTATCGTCTTTATATTCTGACCATTCTGTATATTGCATATAACCTTTTAAAGTGTTGAGGTCTTTGGACCATACTCCTTTGTTTGTTAAACCCCACGTAGTATCATCTATTTTTAAAACTGCATTTTTATTCAGTTTTTCAATGTTTGGAATTTTAGCACTTATCATTGGAATAAATTTTTCAAAGGCCATTAATCCCGATTCTATTACGTCATTGGAATAACTGACATCAAAATCTAATGTAACCCAATAATTTTTTTCTAATAATATTGTCATCATTACATACCAGTCTTTCCAATCTGTTTCATTGCTAGGATTAAAACTTTGACTTGTACCAAAGTAAATGTGTTTTATATCCTTTTTATTAGCTAATTCTTCTATTTCTTTTGCAGGTCTAACGCCAACTACAAATAAAGTATGTTGTCCAGTCATAGGTGTTGCTTCTATTTCTTCACCTGTAAAATATATTGATTCTTTTCTTTTACTCGTGTCTAACATTTTTTTACCACTTAATATATCCTCTAGTATATCCTTTTGGTCTATTAAGACCTTCGTTAAATGCATCTTTCCATTCAGTATTTCTATCATAACCTTTTGTCCAAAAAGAAGATACATCAATTTTACCTGAATGTACTAATTCTACTGCTTTACGCATACACTCTATAAATCCACTATCTCTTGGACTAGGAAATTTTAAAGTCATTGAATTCCATAACATTGTAGAAAATGTTGTTGTAACTTTATTTGGTTTTTCAGCACCCATTATTAGTAATGCTTCTGGATTAAATATTTCTTTTTCAAATGATTCATTTCTATTATTAAGATCAATTACTACATCATATTTTCCGTCAATTGTATCTGTAAGTTTGTTACCCCATAATTCTTTATTACTATGACCATATACAGTAATATTAAAATGAATATTTTTTTCTAGCATAAGAGTTAAAAGATAATGATATACAACCTGTGCTAAAAATCCACTTCCCATAATTAATAAGTTTGCTCCTTGTTTTCTACCTCTTCTTTCAATTGGCATTTTACTAGAGTTGATTATGTTTATACCACAAGCAACAGGCTCTATAATATATTTAGGATCACATTCGGGCACTTTAACATAAGTTCCTATGTCACAATTATAAAAGTCTGCGTATGCAGGTTCACCTCTAGTTGCTACAAAGTCTCCTATATCTACATCATATACATTTTTTCCTTTTTCTGTTACTTGTCCTAATCCTTCATGACCTTGCATAGTTAAAGGTAATGGTCCAAAGTTTCCTTGCATCATATCAATATCGCTTCTACATACTCCTGTATATTTTGCTTTAACTCTAATTTGTTCATTAGATATATCAGGAATATCTATAGTTCCTTCGTTAAATGTACCTTTACCTTCAGTGTATAATAGTTTCGTCATCATTTGTTATTGTTTCGTGTATCCATAAATCGTATTCTAATTGTTTTTGCCAAAATGCATTGTCATCTTTATGAGTTATACAATCTGCAATCATTCGTTCATATGCACTTTCAGGACAAATACCTATTTGAAATGGATGTTGTTCGTCTTCTTGTTTAGTTTCTCCTGATTTGTTAAAATGTACTGCAATATCATCTTCTTGTTCATCATCTTTTCTTCCTGATGCAGAAAAACCTTTACCTGCTTTCCAATCTGCTGTAAGTCTATATGTTTTTTCATTATTGTTAAATTCTAATTCTACTAAATCGTCTACATCATATACTCCACTAGAATTCATAGTTCCATAATTTCCTGCTCTATTATCACCTGTTGTTTCATATGTTTCTTCTATTAACTCTTTTAAAGTATTTTTTTGTTCTTTGTGAAATTTTGTAAGTTTGAAATCTTTATAAGTATTAGGATTTATTGCAATAAAAATACTCAATAAGTGTGGTAATAAATCTCGAGATACTCCACCATACGCAAGAGCTTTGTTTGTAAACCAACCACCAGGATTAGGTATAAAGTTTATATTACGCCAGTTTATATCAATTATATCATTATCGTCTACTTTTGTTTTAATACCATCTAACCATATTTTAGTTCTCCACATATTATTTTTTGTCATAATAAATTTTGTATTTTTATTAGAACTTACTAAAATTTGCCATTGTTGAGCATTTTGTACACCAGGTTTTTCAATAAAAACCATTTTACTATGCGGTGCAATTTTTTGTGCAATAGTATAATGTGTATTATTAGGTGTACAAATATGAACAGTATCAAATTCTGGATGGGTTTTTAATGCTGTTGTTAATTCTAAAAACATAGGATTGTGTTTTGAATTAATGTCCACAGTAATTACTTCGTGTCCCATTTTTTCTAAAACACGTTTATATAATTGTCCGAACCCTAATCCTACTATTAAACTTTTCATATTAATTAAATCTTTTTGTAAAGTTTTCTATTTCTGTTTTTATTGCAAGTTTAATTTTTTTAAACTTTTTTAATAATGCTTTTCCTTCCCAACTTCTATCTTCGTCCCTTTCGTTTTCCATTTCTTCGACTTTTCTGTGATAATAATCAAACTCGTACTTTAACTTTTTAAGTTTTTTATCTTTCTTCGCCATTATACCTCCTGAAATAAATTAGCAAATTGTGTACTTGCGTTAACCGTTTTCTTGCCAGTCGCCCCCCTTGTTCCTATTACTGTCATAAAATATCTATGAAATTCTTCTATGACTGCGTTTGCTTCATCTCTGTTGCTTGTTGCAAATATTGCCTCTATAATATCTTTAAAAGCAACTCTATCAAATTGTTCTTGTAATAACATACCTGGATATATTCCTTTATCATATGCTTCATTGGCTTCTTGTACTGCTGTAATGTGCATCCAAACATTGTGAGCCATTTGTAAAGTGTAACTAAATGAATCCCAACTAGTTTTAGGATCATTTTTCATTTTGTTTAATTCTCCAGGAGAATAACAACATACATCATCAAGCATTAATCTTTTACTAACAGGACTATCTCTAAAACTTTTAAATATTTTTTCTTGCAATACACCTTCTTTAAATGTTCTTGGATCTGGTTTATATTTTTTATCATCTGCACTTGCCTGCATTCTGTATACCCATTTTTTTCTATCTTTTATTTCTATATCAATATAAATTTGACCATTGGCACAAGCTAAAAATGGAGAAGCACAATCAAATGTAATCATAAAATTAGGATTGTGATATTTTCTTATAGCTCTTTGTATATCTGTTAATAATACTGCCCATTCTAATTTAGATGTTCCTAAGAAGTGTACTACATCATGAACACCTTTTTCTAATAATCCATCAAAACGTAGTGCTACAAGTCTTTTTAATGCAAGATGTATGTCACACATATTTTGACCACCAAATGACCAACCATTAAAATGTGTACCAGGATATTTTTTAGGATCACAATAGTCTTTCATTTGTGCATACCAATCGTCTGCTTGTTGGAAATTTTCACCTTGTAATACATTTAAAAATTTACAATCACCTTTTCTATTTTTCATAAAATAATCATTGTTTATTTTTGTACCATTTACAGCTTCTTGATAGCTATTAATATTACTAGCTTTAGCACCTTCGGGTGACCTTGAAACCCAAGCTGGAATATCTAATATCATTCCATAGTCCATATTAGCATCTAACCACGTTAATACTTGTTCACGTTTCTTTTTTGCTTTAGGACAATTAGGATCTTTCCAATCACCTTCCCATACGCCTTTACCTATTTGGAAACCACCTGAATCTCCAAGCAACCAATTATTAGCTCTATTTCTATTTCTAATAATGTCATCTCTAACACTAAACTTTTTCATATTCAAATCGGCGTGACCTGCGGAATATAAATTCCATTTGTAGTTAAAATACGTATTCTTAGGTTCTAAATAATTTAAACCTTGAATTCCGTGTTCAAACTTTTTAGGAACTCTTTCAGGAAGTACATAATCATCTTCGTGTTTTGCCTTTCCTATATCTCTCGCGAAGAAACTACTCATCGCTGGCAAGAATACTGCCCAATCCTTCTGAACTTTTGTTAAGTCTGTGTTCAAGTATTACTCCTTATTTTGTTTGAGCTGGTAAAATGTAATTGTATTCACCAACACCACTATCTACAGTTATTTGCATTGCTCCTTGATCAGAAATTTTCATACTCATTCTGCCATCAAGACTTAATATACTAATAACTTGTTGAATAGGCCAACTCCATGCTTTTTTCAATTCTCCAGCATCGTGTTGGAATATAAAATTACCTGCGTGTGAATTTGCATCACCAAAATAAAATACTAAATTTTTATTTTCAGTCTTTACAGTGAATACAGTTTCTTCTACGTGTGCCGCCGCTTGTAATTTTAATCTTTGTATAGACGCTACACTTGGTTCAAACTCTATATCCCAAGATGTACCTTTAAATTTAACAGATTTTAATTTCTCGTTAATAATTTCAGTACTCATAAATCTATAATCATTTTGAAAATCACCTTTTTCGTTTTCAAAGTGAATGTTAGTTGGAACCTTTTTTCCATTTCTGACAGCTGATACAACATTAAGTTTTGCATTTTTATCATACTCTGGACATTTTAAATGAAGTGCTAATTTATCTAAATTAGGCATACCAAATACACCATCGAATTCATTTACTTTTTCGTTAGTGTTCGCACTTAATATAACTGAACGATCTTCGGCCATACTTTCTATTTTTGTTTGCTCTTCATTTGTGATTTTTACTAAACTTAAAAACCCTAATGAATGCGTATGAGCAACAATGTCTTGTAAGATACTTTTCATATATTTCTCCGTTTCCTTATTATATTTAGGTTTGCAGTCGAAGTCAAGTTAAAATGTTTCATTATCTTTCAACTCCAAAATATCTATATGCCTTTTGAACACCTCTAGCTTGATATTTGCAATCAGCCAAAGCATTATGCAAGTCCGTTCTAGGGCTTACTCTCATGTCTTTTGGCAACATATTTTGCAATGTTCTAGAATCTCTGATCTGCCAGAAGTTCCATGGTACAGGTTTTCCTAGTTGTGCATATAAATTTTGTAATATTGCATAGTCAAATAATGGACCTTGGCACCAAAGTTCATCTAATCCTACGCACCATTTGTTAAGAGTTTTTGAAAACTCTTCTAAATTAATTCTTCCTTCGTCTGTAAATGCTTCTTCTTTAACTTCTTTATCTTGTTGCCCCCACCATTCTAATGTTTTCTCATTTACACTTCTTCCCATTTTTGTTTGTTCATCTACATCTATTCTAAGATATAAATCAGTATGAGGTGTTTGAGTATTATATGGATTAAACTTAACTGCTCCTAATGTAAGAATCGTAGCACTAGGTGTAGTGTCTAAAGTTTCTAAATCTATCATTCCGTGTGTAGCCATATTATTCAAATTCAAACATAGAACTAAATGTATTATCTTGTAGTGTAGATTGGATATCCCAGTTTAGTTCTCCTAGTAAGTTTCCTAATTTATTGTCAATTAAAGTAGATTCCATTGCGCCACCATCAAAAGGTAATTCCTTAAACCATTTTGGAATACGTAGTTGATCCGTAGGATATGCAACAGATGTATATTCTAATGGATTCTTTTTAAGTTTACATACAATAACTTTCATACCATCTACTATTTCCATGGAATGTTTATCTCCATGCATTCTTTTAAGGTTGTTCCAGTTCATACTTGCTCTAACGTGACCCGGCATATTAGCTTTTCCTTGTCTATTTTCTTTTCTTACATATTCTACAAGATTGTTAACTCTTTTAGGAGATCCTTTTTCCCAACCTGGACGTTGTTTAAAACTAATTCTAAATTCAGTAATTCTTTCTAAAACTTCTTTTTCTGTTTTTTTAGTTAATACCATTAATAATAATTCACTTAAAAAGTCTTGGACAAACACAGGAGTATCTGATCTTTTTAAATCTAATCCCATTGCTTTTACTTTGCCTGGATTGTCATTATCTAATCTAGTGCCTTCTACTTCATAATTTAATACTGCATATCTTTTTTTAGTAATAAAAAGTCCTGTTTCTGCAACAGATTCTTTACCTGCTTCAATAACGTCCCCTCTATTTTTAGGACAATGGAATGCTTCTAACATAAAGTCTTTAAAACTAGTATTGACTTCTTCTGCAACTTTATCATATAATTTTATAACACTTTCTTTATTCCAAGGTATTTTACCTGTTTCTATTTCTTTTTTTAATATAGGATGTGCAGAAAAATAAGCAGAATCAGTATCTCCATATATTATTGCTTTTCCTAAATGGTCATATGCTCCTGTTGTTACTTCATTAATTTTAGCCGCCATATGTTTAGTAATTTGTCTACCTGATAATGTTGTAGATTGTCCTATTCTTTTATCAAAAAATCTACAACCTGGATTTAATATTGCACCATATAAACTATTCAAGTTAATTTTTTTCACTAATTGTCTTCTATCCCAGAATCCTATTTCTGCTTCGTTATTAGCATCTACGGCTTTTTGTTTCATTTCTTGTAAATGTTGTCTTTCAGCATACCATTTTTTTAATAGTCCTGGTATAACGCCTGTAAAATCACTAGTAAAAATTGTACCATTGGCACTTAACATTAAAGAAGCATTACTATCAAATATCAATTTATAAATTTGTGCTCCACTCATTGTTTCGCTTTTGCCGTCTTCCCAGTCCACAGTAATATTAAAATCTTTTCGTTGAGACATTACTGCTTCATATTCCAATGATCCAAACTGACCTTCCCATGCTGATGCGAATGATTTTTTTTGTAATGACATTTGTTCGTCTATAAAAGCATCAGTAGATTCAGGTTTTAATTGTCCGACAATACATTCAGGAGCCATATTCAATGCTCTAATAACAGATGGATATAGTGATTTAATATCCATTGCACCTATCCAATTATGTAATCCTTTTTTAGGAAATGCCACATAAGCACCTGCCGCCGATTCAGTAGAGTGAGGTTCACGTTTAATTCTATTAGGTACTTGTACTCCTCTTTTGTGTGCTTCGTTAATAATGGCTTGTTCTGTTACTGCAACTGCTCCTAATGTTGTTTGTAGTAATACCGTATTTTGATGTGCAAGTTCATTAGTTAAAGTTATAAATTTAAATTTTTTATCTAACTTATCTAGTAATGCAACGTCTTGTCTATTGTACTCAATAAATTTTGCAAAGTCATCATTATATAATTGATCTAACGATCCTTCATATATAGTTTTTGTTTCTCCTAGTTCGTGATCACCAATTGCATCTAGTCTATATGAATGTCGTTCTTCATATGTGTATTTTCTATAAAGTTCTAAACTATCTAAATGTACTCGTCCGATTAAATCATATGTTTCTTGTGTTCTTCCAAATCTATCAAATTCTCTTTTTTTAGGTAATTGTTTCCATAAACAAAAACGTCTTGTATCATCTTTACTCAATATTTTAGATATTCTATTAATTAAATACGGAAGATCATACCCTTCACTATTCCATCCACTTAATACATCTGCTTCTTCTATAATATCTAAAAATGCAGTTAGTAATTGAGATTCATGTTCATAAATTGTTACGTTTTCAAAATTTTTAACAGATTCTTTTGCTCTAGTCATTGACATATTTTTAGGTTTAAGAGCAAACGTAACAAGAGTATCTAACCATTTTAAATGTACACTAATTGCAGTTACTGGCATAAAAGGATCACTTGGTAAAGAAAAACCTTTTTCGGGATCAAAGTCTGCTTCTATATCAAAGAATGCAATTTTTAATTTTGGTGCATCTGAATTAATATAGTTTTCACTTAAACATTGGAAGATTGGATTAACGTCCGATTCGTATAATTTTTTGTTTCTATTGATTGCAAGTTCTTTATGGAAATCTTTTGTGTTTTTACATACGATTCTAGTTAACGTCTTACCGTCGACGCTTTTATGTTTACCTCTAGGATCTTCGTAGTAAAATGTATATTTGATTGGATATTCTCTGAAAATTCTTTTTCCGTTATCTCGTTCTACCACTCTTATGATATCTTGACTTCTATCGAAATAACCATTTATGTAACTCATTTATTCTCCTAATGTCATTTTTGGCTGACATATTACCAATCGTTGTTTTTGGCCAACTAAACCTTTTCTATACTATAACAAGTTTATTGATCTTTGTCAAGAATGCGGTTCATCGCTTCAATAATTTCTTTTATAGTCCAAGTGCCTTTTATTTTCTTTTCTAGTTCTTTTGCCTTAGTTAGTTTGCTCATTTTAATTGAACTGTACCGCCTGCTTCTTCTAAAATCTTTTTAAGTTTTTCTGCTTCTTCCTTTTCGATATCTTCTTTGATTACTTTAGGTAAATCCTCAACAAAGTTTTTAGCTTCTAGTAATCCTAGATCTAATATAGGTCTAACTGCTTTAATAATAGGAATTTTTTGCCCATCAGCAAATCCTGTTAACGTAACTGTTGCAGTATCTTTAACTTCTTCTTGACTTGCCACAGGAACTCCACTTCCACCTGCACCTAATATTTCTTCATAATTAAGTCCCCAGGCCTTTTCTAATTTTTTAGCAAGTTCTCCTGCTTCAACTACTGTTAATTTTCCTAATTGTTCTACTAAATTATCTATCTCTGCCATATTAATATTTAATGATTCTCATAACTTTCATATACCTTATTGAGTTGGTGGTTTACACAAACAAAACTTGCACATTTGGGTATGTCTTTTAATCTTCTTGCCCCAATATATGTACAAGAGGATCTTACACCACCTAACATATCTTCTATTGCTTCTTTAACAGGTCCTCTATCTGGTAAAAAAATTCTTTTTCCTTCGTTGCCTCTATATCCATCTTTTCTTTTGCCGTGTATTTCTCTTGCCCGGTCTGAACTCATTCCATAAAATTCTCTTTTTCCGTCTTTTACTTCAACTTCTGATTCGTTGAATCCTGCTAACATACCACCTAGCATAACAAAATGTGCTCCACCACCTAATGCTTTTGATACATCACCTGGTTCAATACATCCACCGTCAGCCATAATATGTCCACCAACGCCATTCGCCGCATCTGCACATTCTACTACTGCTGAAAATTGAGGTACACCAACACCAGCCATTGTTCTTGTTGTACATACTGAACCAGGACCAATGCCAATTTTTACTATGTCGGCACCACTAATAATTAATTGTTCAACCATTTCACCAGTAACAACGTTACCTGCAATTATAGTTTTATCTGGAAATTCATCTCTTACTTTTTTAACAAAGTCTACATAATTTTCATGATATCCATTTGCAACATCTATTGTAATAAATTTAATGTCTGGAAAACTCTTTAATACTTCTTGCATTGTCCAATAATCTTCAGCATTATCATCCCATAACTTACCTGTACCAGTACATACTGATACATACTTTAATTTAATTCCCCAACCTACTGCTTGTTTCCAGTGTTCTATTGTTGTTGTCTTTGTAATCGTGGTCATCATTTTATATTCTTGTAAAACTTTTGCCATACTAAATGTACCAACACCATCCATATTAGATGCTACAATTGGACAACAAGTATATGATTCTTTAGAGTTTTTAAATGTAAATGTTCTAGTCATATCTACTTCTTTTCTAGATGATAACGTAGAACGTTTTGGTTTTAATAAAACATCTGCATAATCTAAATGTATAGTTTGATCTAGTCTCATAAATTCTCCATGTCATAATAAAAATGTTGTGTTCCTTTTCTAGGAACTTCTACTACTTGTTCTAAAGGAAGAAAAACGCCAGAAGGACTTGCTGTTTCTCCGTCATAATTTTTACCATCTATATGAATACAATTATCTACTGTTAAAATTGGTATGTTAGATGCATATGCCATAAATGATAAACACCCTGTATGATATTTGTCGTGAACAATTCTTGCTGGCTCGCCTTTATCTTTTGCACCATTTGAAGAATGGATTATTAATTTTGTTTTTTCATCTACTGCTACTTTTACAAGATTAGGTTTACCGCTCCAATAACCACCCCAAAGATCATTACATAACATACCAGTAACTTTTATAGTTTTACCGAAATCCTCATCATCTATTGGAAGATGAATTACTCCTGTATCTTCTCCAGCAACACATCCTTCGTCATATGAAACAATATAACGTTTATTAACTGCTCCTAAGAAATTTCCTTTTGGATCATAGTAACGTTGTTGATTTCTTACATCAGCCTTTTCTAATTCTTTATTCTCAACCCATAGAGTTCCTAATATAAGACCTATATGTTTATCACTAGCATATTTTCTTATAACATCTAATGCTTTAGAAACTTTAAAAAAATTAGTATCTACATTAATAGCATCTACATCATAACCTGACAAAGAAGCTTCGGGTGTTACTAGATAATTACAATTATTCTGTTCAGCCCAATCAATACTATTTTTAATAGTTTCAACATTGCTGTCTAGGTTTTGAGTTACTGGAATTTGAGCTCCTGCGATTCTCATTTTTATTTTTTAAATTTAGCCGCTTCCATTATAACCAGCCTTTAAATCCAGCATTTGGATTTTTATAAATTGAACTATTTTTCTCATTTTCTCTTGCTTCTACACTAATGACCCAAGCTCGACCTCTAGATTTTTCTCGTAAAAGTTTATCAACCCAATCACAAAGATAATGTGCTGTACCTTCCATACCAGGTCCCATTGGATGAGTTCTAATTCTGCATACACCTGCTTGTTCTAATTTTCTAAAAGTATCCATGTGAGGATCATCTTCGTCAAGTACTAAAGTATGATCATACATATGATCCAAATGTGCTTTTACATCTTTTAAATCACCATAGTCTACTACAAAGCCTTCTTTTGTAAAATTTTTACAAGCAAATACAAAATGAAAACTTCTGCTGTATCCGTGAATTACATGACAGTTGCCATCGTGTCTATATTGTCTATGAGCACAAGGAAAGTTAAAAAAACTTTTTGTGGAAGTAAATTGTTCTTCTGTTACGTTATCATAATCTTCAGCCATTAAAAAAATCCTTTTCGTTTATTGCTTTATCGTCAACCCATTTATCATAAACCGGTTTATCTACGTTAATTGATGTAAATTTACAACCCCATTCATTAAGTTGAGCTACTGTATATAGATACCAGTCTTTTCCAGACATTCCTCCTCTGGAAGTCCAATAATGAATTTCATGACCTTTATCATATAATTCATTAACCTGTTTTATTTTTTCTAAATCAGGTTTACTATTATCATAGTCGCTACCTTCAGTATAACAAATGGTTCCGTCTATGTCAATGTAATATATCATATTAAGTTAACCAGTTTGTCCAAATTAATCCTGCCGCGGCAACTGTTACCAAAGTAATGTTAGTTACTATTAATGCAGGTTCTTTCCAAATTATACTTACTGCTAACCAAAGGACTCCTCCTAAAGCTAAAATAATTGGACCTTGTGGGTAATATCCTAATGAATTAATCGCAGTTCCAATAATTAAAGTCGCAGTGGCTAACCATTTAAGGTACCAGGTTATTTCACTTATCTTTGCCAACTGCTACTATCAAGTTTTCTAAGCTATCAAAAGCTTCTGAATACTTGCTCCAATCACCTTTATGTGCAATTTTGATTGCCTTATTAATTAGGGCAGGTTTGATTTCTAATTCTTCGGCTACTGCTTTTACGGTGTCTTTTAATCCTGCACTTAAATCTTCTACTTCTGAAAGAACGTTTGCTCCTTCATCTACTATTCTTTTTAACTTGGCTTGTTCTTCTGGACCATAAGTTCTTTCACTCATAATTCTCCTCAATAAATTTAACTTATTTTACTTAATATTAATAGAAAAGTCAAGAATTCTTTTTGATTATTCTTTAGTAGGATTTGGTTTATCAATTTTTGGTTTAAGTTCTTTTATTTCGTATGCCCAAGTATCTCCATCGCCATAATTGGCTGACCATTTTGGATTATCTTCAACACTATATTCTCTTGTGCTACATTTAAAATCTCCCATTTTAGTTTCATGAGATACTAAACTTTGCTCAAACCATCTCATTCTGTTGTTAGGTTGTGCGGCATATTGTCCGTTATCTAATTTCATTACATTAAATGATTTGTGTTCATCAGGTGTTTCAGCAAAAGTAGTATTAAGTTCATTGTCATTACTGTGACAACTATCTATTGTAAACATATATTCGCCACTATGCATTTTTTTATCTTTACCAAAAAATGCACAACGAAGTCCTGATAATGTTGCTTTTTCTAAAACTGTAATGTAATATGAAAAGGAATCCCAAATTTCTAAATGATCTAAAGGTAAAAATTTACTTGTATCTGCATCTGTTTTCCAAACGTATGCACTCAGAGGTAGTTTATCGTATAATGCACCATATTCTGGAAGTAAGGATTCTATATATAATGCTTTACCTGATATACTTTTTACAGTAACCCAAATAGCAGGAGTATATTTGCCTTGACCTAATAATTTCCCGTTATCATCTTTTTGCAGGTCATAGAGATATTCCATTCTAACATAACAGTCTACTGGCGGTAAGTTTGCTATTAAATAAGCCATACCTTGGTACCTCCTCTAATAATTTTTCCATAACGTAATTATAAGAGTATTTATTGTATTTTAAGGAATTGACTTTATTTTGATAACTTATTTTGAAGTTTTGTAGAAAGGTTTTCTTTGTAAGAATCTTGTGTATTAGTTGTTTCTTTTTTGTCTAAATAGTCATGTAAAAACGCATCAACATCTTCTATTGTTTTAAACGTTCCTAAATGTTTTTCACCTTGCCATACTTGGAAGTCACCATCTTTACTTTTTGTAGTGTATATTCCATATTTGTTCATATCAGGCATAGGATTAGTTTCGCCAACATAATTTATTGAATTGTTAAATTTTTCTTTGTAATCAAAGTGATTGAATACAGTAGTTAAGTAATCAGAAGCTTTAGTAATTTTTGCTTGTATCCAGCCTTCTAGTCCTTCTGATTCACTAACACTTTTCATCATGTCATGAAGTTTAATTGAATACTTTGCGGCTTTGTATAAATCACCTCGTGCCATTTGCACTTCGTGATCCTTTTCAGCTTTTTGAGCCTCATCCGCTAAATTTTCTTTAACTTTAATTTCTTTGTGCTTCATAGTAGTATTTATACTCGTTTAATAGGTTGCCCAAATAAACTTACGTTAGGCATCTCATGGGCACCTTTAACTCTGCCATCTGGATGTTTAGGTGTAGCTACTTTAGGTATTTTAGGAGCTTTCCAACCTGACTTTCCTGGATACCCTGTATAAGACTTTTTAAATCTATCAGGACCAATTGCAACTTGTGGATTATTTACAGTAGCAATGTTACCAGCCGAAGTTGCTCCTGCTGTTGCATATTCATCTACTCTAGTACTTAAAATTTCTCTAATCTTCATAATACTATTTATTTTTGCCTTTATAGATTTGTTTGGCTCTTTTACTAATGCTATATTTGGCGTGAGGAACTTTTAAATTCTTTTTACCGTAAACGTTACCAATTACGTGTGGGTAGGTTACGGTCTTGGCATTAGGGTCAATGCCATAATGATGATCGTGTCTTCTTTTGATTTCGTTGATTTTCATTGTGAAATGAAAAGATAAACCTAGGGGGAACTACTAGTCTACTTTGATTATATTTTTAATAGCTTGATGTAGTTTTTCTGCAGTTGCAACACCTAATTGTCTCTGTGCATACTCTTTATCTCCATCGATAAGAGCCGCTACTTGATCAATCATTTCAAGTTTAGTAATACTACCGTTCTTGAAATTTGTGTTTATTGTTATTGCACTTTCGGCTATAGTTTTAGCCCAGTTATTTTCTGCTACTATTTCTGCTAATGCTGTTTCGTCTGCCGCCGCCATAGTGTATCTCCTTTAGTGTTATACTTGTATTTATATTATCTCAGCTTTTTAATTGTACGTCCTAACCCTAGTTTTTTAACGTTTTTATACTCATCTCCGGGCTTAACGTCGCTTGTAGTGTTTTGTTTAGTAATAATACCCACACTTGAAGCTTCTTCATTTTTATTCTTAATAAGTTGAACAATTTTAGTTCTAGACTCTTCTAAAGGTAATGCTACAATTTCAAGAATTTTCATTATAATTTACCTCTTTTTAATTGATCTTTAGTTACTTTATATGGTACTTTTTCAATTTTACCACCTTTAGCAAGAAACTCTTTCATCATACGATCACGATCTTCTTGCGTTGTTTTCTTGTCTTCTTCTTTACCTGACGAATATACTCTATTGATCCCTGTGAATTTGGGCATATTGTTCTAACTCCTGTTTTACTTTACTTATCGGATTCTTATTAGCCTGATATAAAATTCCATATCCCCCAGACGCTTTCCAACGATCTAAATTTTTTGGTCTATCATCAATTAGTATATTAGACACCTTTGTTCTTTTGTCTATTGCATATGATTCTTTTCTTCCAGTGATAATAATTTGATTTGGTGCTTCTATATTTTGTTGTAACCAAAACCTTTTGCCATTTGTTGAATTTTCATGGTCACCTCTTAAAGGGGATGATAATATAGAAAACGTACCGCCTGTAAATTCTTTAACAGTTGCAATTAATTCATCAGCAGTAGGAAATTTAGGTAATGTTTTAAAGAAATCTGTACCAGTTATTCTATTAATAACTTCTTGTTTAAGGTCTTTAGTTTTATCGGATACTAATTGTTTCCAATGTTCAACACCATATAATTTTTCTACACCACCAAAAAAGTCTGCGATAACTCCGTCCATATCTACATAGACTATTGGTTTGTTTACTGGCTCTTGACCATCTACTTCAAAAAATTTCATTGGAATTATGCAATTCCTATGTGTGTTACCTTAGGAAACTTTTGTTTAATATGACGTGCAAATTGATTGAATTGCATTATTAATCTATTATCCCAACCTTCTGGTTTACCACCACCTATCATTGTTGCTCCACCTCCGGATTTATCAACTGTTGTAGGAACTTCTCCAGATGGTTTATTAATGTGTTTCTTTAACCATTGAGTTGTAATATTAATAAATTTATCTATAGGCATAGGTCCTGCGTCTTCAAAATTAGGATCCATACCTAATGAATTTAATATATCTCTCATTGAAAAGTTTGAAAGATAGGGACTTTCATCTTCATCCCCCATGCCATCTGGGAATTCCCAAACGTCTTGCATTTTACCATCAAATTCTTTTTTAGTTAAAAAATATGGATTTAAACTTGCTCCTTCTTTCATAGCACTTTCATTGTTAGGCATAAATTTTGCATATTTCTTTTGCATATATTTTACTTGATTTAAATCTTTACCTATATCAAGTCTTAATTTTACGCCTTTTATATCTTGTGTAATTTCGTTAGCTTTTTCATCGTCACCTTGTTCTTGTGCAATTTCTAATGCAGAGTTCATTGCTTTTACAACATCAACACTATTGTTTAATGCGTCATTAATTGAACCAACACCTGCTAAAGTTCCTATAATTATTCCAGCCGCCGCTAATTTTCTTAGATATTCTTTTACACCTTCATCTAAATTTTCATCTTCATCGGACCAATAAACTGCTGATTCGTTTTGAACATCGTGAGATGCTAATACCATGGCCATTGCATCTGCTACTCCAATTTTATTTCTGTTCATGTCTTCTAACTTTGAAGTATCACCGTGGTCATTAAACACTGCCATATACTCATGAATTGCATTTGGATCAAATCCTGCTTTTTCTAATACAATTCTGCCTTTTTCTGAAATGTCTTCTTTAGCCATTTTTGTAGCAGTAGCATACATTACAGATTTGTAATCATCGCCATATCTTGCTTTAAAATCTTTGGCACTTTTCTTCATGCCTTTGACATATTTTTCTTTTTTAGATTTTTGTTTTTTAGATAATTTTTTTTCGGAAGTATAAAATTCTTTAGATCGCATTACTCTGCCCTCAATGTCGACTTTTTCCACCCTTTAGCAAGAAATTCATTATGTTTACTTTTAGGAATTAAAATTGTTTTACCATTTTTATGAACATATATTTTAGGTACTGATTGACCTAATCTTTTTAGGTCAGCTGGTTGCATACCATCGCTATCTTGTTCTTTTTTAATAGGTAACTCTGGTTGTTTCATTCTTACGTTTGTTATACCCATTTTTGCTAACTTCTCTGGCATTTTAGTTACAACAAATCTACCACTTGTATCTTTGTCATCAAAATCGTATCCGGCTGTACTCATTAAATCTCTAATTGCAAAGTTTCCATCGGATGATCCAAAGCCTTCTCCATCTGGCCAATCTGCATAATGTGGACCATTAGCAACTTCTTCGCCTGCCGCTTTTAATTCTTTTGCAAAATTTACATATTCTTCTGCTGATATAAATTTTCTCATCACAGCCATTCTAACTAAATCCATTCCTGTTCCAAATGGTGCATCTTCTTTTACTGCACTATCTTCTTTTTTTAGTGGTAATCCTAAATGATCTACACTTTCAGTTGTTTCTTGTTTACCAGCCTGAACTCTATCCCAATAGTATGAACTCATTTTACCGTAACCATGTCTCCAAGCCATTTGACGTAGTGTTGTTTCATCTTTGTCTTTAAATCTGTCTGCTAATTCTTTATCAGACATAAACGCAAGTTTTTGTTTATGTTTAATAATAGATGCTGGCATTCTTTCTTTTAATCCATAATCTTTTTTATCAAAATTTAGTATTTTAGATAATTCTTCTTTTGCAGAAGGACTTTGTTCAACATCAATTAGTTGATTAATCATATCAATAGCATTAACACTATTGCCATCTTGTATATTTTCTTTTATAGCAGTTAATACATCAATTTTATTTGAAAATCCATTAATATTAAATTCTTTTACTGTAGATTCAGTTTTATATACATTTTGAATTTTATCAATTAAAGGAGGCCAACTTTCTTTAATAGTAGAAGATATAACTTTTGCCATATTATTATCACCTTTAAGTACAGCATCAGCTAGTTCTAATCCATGACTTAAAGAAGCCTGTGCGGCACCTAATAAACTTGCTTCAGAATCTTCTTTTACTGATTCATCACTCATTGGACTTGTTATAGGTGTACTTTTTAGAGCTGGGTCTTTTTTAAATGCTGGTTTTAATTGTTTTCCTTTATATGCAGTTTGTCCTGTAGGTATTTTTTGTACTTTACCACCTTTAGCAAGAAATTGCTTCATTAATTCGTCGCTGGCTTTCTTTTTATCATCTTTACTATCTTCAAACTTACTTCTTAAATGATCTAAATCTAATTCAAAGTCATCTGACTTGTAATAATCTTGCCAAGTTTTAAATCGTGCTTGTAAGTCTTTAGCTCTACCGTGTTTTTCATCGTAATACCATATTTTTGCCATTTCTTCTGGTGAAACTACATCTGTATAATCTGTTATTTGTGGTTCATCATCTTCGTTTGCTTTTCTTAATGCATCAGCAACATCTGGATGACTTGATAATCCTTTTGCAATTCTTTCAATATTTTTTACAGCGGTTGTATGATTATCTACATATAATTTAGCATATGCTTTTGCTTTTGCTATTTGACCAAAAGAAAAGTTTTCTTTGCCATCTTCTTTAGTTGATTCTCCTTGTGTTGCATAATCCTCAGCAACCCAGTCAATAAGTTCACCTGTTTTTTCAAATTCTTCTAATTCTTCATCAGTTAAAGGTGTGCCATCTATATATTTTGCTCCAAGTAATTGAAAAATCATATCACTAAAATCCTGCATTTCATAGTCTATGCTATTATGATCTATTTCTTTACCACGAAACATTATATTGGCATAATCAACTTTTTGATCTCTTGCTACTTTATATGCCGCCCAAGATTTTTCGTCATCTTCTTTTAATGGTAATCCTAAATGATCTACGCCTTGCATTGTTGCTGTGTCTTTTTGTAAAAGGGCGTGAACTGTAGATCTTAACTCTGGATCTGTTCTAAACATTTGTGCAATAGAATTTGCGTCAGGTTGTGCTTGTTTTTGTGCTTGTTTTTGTGCTGGTGCTTGTGCTGGTGCTTGTGCTGGTGCTTGTGCTGGTGCTTGTGCTGGTGCTTGTTTTTGTGCTGGTGCTTGTTTTTTTGCTGGTACAACTTTTTTGGCTCTAAATTGATCTCGAGCCATATGTTGAAATATTTTATCAACATCTCCTGCTGATGGATTTTTCCCTTTCCATTTTTGAAGGTAGCTTGTATCAGCTCCTTTTGTTGTCATAAAATCTTTTAATTGTTTTAGTGTAGGATTGTTATAATCTGCACCAACTTGACCCACATACTGTCTCCATTCGTCGTACATTTGTTTCATTACATCATCTGACTGCATTGCACCTTTCATTCCTGCCGCAGTACCTCTCATTCCAAGTTTTGATGCCGCTTTTTGACCAAGACTTGTAGCCGCTCTTTTAAGCATACCCATACCCGGTGCTTCTTTAGTAGTAGTGTCTTCCCATTTTAAATTTTTTTCAGCCCAGGCTCTTAATTCTAATTTTCTTTTTTGGATTTCTGCCATTAGATCAGCATCGGTTCTATTTACAGGGTCTAATGCCATGTCCTGAAGATGCTTCATTAATTCTCTATAATGTTCTTTATTTCGTGGAGTTACAACTTGTCTAAATTCGGCAAGTTTACTAAATCTAACTGCTTTGTTAAGGTCATGTAAATTCATTATATTTTTCTACCTCTAATTCCTTTAGTTTTTTGCATAAGTGGTCTTCTAAACCATAATTTAAACCATCCTGGATCTCCAGGTCTTAATCCTAATGCTTTCTCCCTGTCTTTAATTGCCTGTGCAGTATGAGTCATATTATATTCTGACTCACTTGGTTCAGAATCTGTTATGCCTGCTAATTTTTTTAATGTTGCAATTTCCATATATAACATATTTATTATTATGCCGGCATATTTAATTTAGATCTCAATTTATTATACAGCATTTTAGCCAGCTTTTTATCGCCCGGAATTGCCCTTAAAAAGTTAATTTCGTCCCCTCTAGAAGCCATATCACGTACTCTACTACCGCTTACACCTTCTACACCATCTGAATCAGGGTCTCTTGTTCCTGCATTTACAGTATTAATGTTATCAAATTGATATTCTGATCCATTATATTTGTTTAATAGTTCATTAAACTGTTTAACTCTGTCACTTCCTGCAACATAGGTAATATGTGTATAACCCATTGACTCTAATTTTTGCATGGCTTGAATAATTGTTCTAACATTTGGATCACCTATTTTAATACCTTTAAACATTTGTTGAGCAAAAAACAGTTTTTCAGCAAATCCTAAAGGATCTGTGTTTGCTTTTTGAGTATGTGTTAAAAATAAAAAATGATCGCCAGGTTGTGCTTGGATTGTGTTTATTAATTTTTGATGACCAATAGTAGGAGGATTAAATCGACCGAAGGCGAAAGATGCAGGTTTAGTTATAGCTTCGGTAAACTCCTTTGATCTCATTATGCATTCTCATTCTCTTTATCGATCTCGTCTTGTTCTGCTTCAGTATCAATAATTTTTTGTTGTAAAGATTCTTTGTCTTCATCTTTAATAACTCTTTCGGGTCTAGCCTTTACATCAAATTGTTTAAAGTATAAATTGATTGCTGTATCTATTAAAGGTTTTATAGTTGAGTTATTGCCTTCTTTTTTAGCTTTATCTATAGTTGGAAAATAATGTTTTCTATAAAAGTTAGGGTCATTAATCATAAAATAATGAATATCATCCATTATATTATAGTCCAACTCTGTTGGCATTTGATAATCTGTAAATTCGTTAATTTTCATAATTCTCCTTAATGGTTTAACTTCACGGAATTAATTGATCCGTCAGTATATACCAAGTGTGCTCTTACCCAAACAAAATTTCCTGTAAAATTAAAAACTTTTGAACCATCTGCTTCTGCATCAGTTGTTGCAGTACTAGTATGTGTAACATCACTAATATCAAACCAATCAGTAGCTGTAGGCGTAGTTGCTAACGTGGCTTGTAATTTAATAGTACCTATAAAGCCTGCAACTGTTATTTGAGCAGTATGAAACCCATCTGCTCTGCTGTAATACCCATCACCTTTATAGGCAGTACCTTCTACAGTCTCGACTGTACTATCTCCCGGGTGGGTAGTTGCTGACATTATTGTTTCGCTAATAGCTGACATACTGATATTTATCCTATATGCCTGTCCTAAGGTGCAAGGCTAACTCTTGATGAGTTTAACAGCTTCTTCGTAGATTATTGTAATTTCTTTGTCTTTGGCGTCTATTTTAGCTTTACCACCATTTTTTAACTTACCAAATAGCAATTCTTTGGACAGGGGCTTCTTAATTCTCTCATCTATGAGTCTTTGCATAGGTCTAGCACCCATTTTATCGTCATGTCCTTTTTCTACTAACCAGTCTATGGCTTCATCGCTTAATTCTAATACTGTATTTTTGTCTTTTAGTAACATTTTAAGTTCTAGCATAAATTTACCAACAATTTTTATCAGTATTTCTTTAGATAGTTTTTTGAATACAATAGTACCATCTAATCTGTTTCTAAATTCTGGTGGAAAGAATTTTTTCATCTCTTTATCATCATATTCGCTAGTAGATTGGGAGTCATTGAATCCCATAACATTTTTATCTAGTTGATCTGCACCTAAATTAGTAGTTAAAATTAATGTAATATTTTTACAGTCTGCTTCTTTACCATTGTTACCCATAATTGTTCCTTCATCCATTATTTGAAGTAATATTTGACTTACGTCTGGGTGTGCTTTTTCTATTTCATCTAATAATAATACACAATTAGGATGTTCTTGTAATTTTGTAATAAGCAATCCTGTATTTTCTTCAAATCCAACATATCCTGGAGGTGATCCAATTAATTTTGCAACTGCGTGTTTTTCTTGATATTCTGACATATCAAATCTAACTAATTTTACACCTAAATGAGTTGAAAGTTGTTTTGCTGTTTCTGTTTTACCACAACCAGTTGGGCCCATAAACACAAATGATCCAATTGGTTTATTATCTCTTTTTAATCCTGCGTGTGCTACCATAATTTTATCAATAATTGCTTCTATGGCTTTGTCTTGTCCGAATACACCGCTTTTCATATTTCTATCTAAGTTATTAAGAGCTGAAGATTCTTTTTGTTGAATGTTTTCAACTGGCATTTTAACAGCTTTTGCTATTTCAAATTGAATTTCTTCTGCTCCAATTACTTTTTCGGTATTAGGATCTTTAAGATTAAATCTACTACAAGCTAAATCTATTAGATCAATTGCCTTATCAGGTAATTTTTTATCGCTTTGATACTTAACACTGGTTTTAACTGCTTCATTAATTGCTTGATCCGTTATTGCAATACTGTGAAAGTCTTCATAATACTTTCTAAGTCCGTGTAATATTTTAACTGTAGTTGGTTTATCAGGTTCATCTACAGATATTCTTTGAAATCTTCTCATTAATGCTCTATCTTTTTCAAAATACTTTCTATATTCTTCCCAAGTAGTTGATGCAACAACTTTAAGGTCACCTTTAGTTAATACTGGTTTTAATAAATTAGCTAAATCATTACTATTTGTAGTCCCACCAGCACCTGCTCCACTAATATTGTGTGCTTCATCTATAAAACAAATAGTTTTACCTTTCTTTTTTAATGCAGATAATACAAGTTTAAATCTTTCTTCAAAATCTCCTCTATATTTAGAACCAGCTAACATTCCACCAATATCTAAATTATATATTTTGTAATCTTTTAAAAAATCAGGGCAAGTTCCTTTTTCTATATTAAATGCTAGTCCTTCTGCAATAGCAGTTTTACCCACTCCAGGATCTCCTACTAGGATTACATTATTTTTAGTTCTTCTTCCTAATGCTAATGCTATAGAATTCAACTCTTCTACTCTACCTATTACAGGATCTATTCTTTTCTTTTTAACTTCGCTGTTTAAATTTGTAGTATAAAGACCTAATGCTCTTTTTGCCGCGGATTGATCAACTTCATCTTCATATAAAGATTCCATTTCTGCAGAAACATACTCTTGAAACTTGTCTTTGCTTATTTCAGTCTTCATAATGAAGTAATAAGCCCAACTTTTCTTTTCACTCATCATACTTAGAAATACATCTGTAATATCTATATGACTTCTACCACTAAACAACACCTGTGTAAATGCTCTGTTTAGTATTCTTTCTACACTTGTTGTTTTTTTAGGTTTATATTTTGAAATATTTTCAAGTGTTATAGTTTTTAATTTATTTTTAAGGTATTGTTCTACTTCTGTTCTTAAATCTTCAACATCTGCACCAAACCCTTTAATCATATTTACAAATTTGTCAGTGCATAGCATTGCATATAGTAAATGCTCTACAGTTACGTATTCATGCTTTAACTTTTTAGCATCAACAACTGCTTTATCAAAAACTAATTGTAACTCTTGACTAGGCTCTACCATGTTCTAATTCCTTTATTGCTTTTTTTTGCTTCTTTAAAGCCATATCTAATCTTAATTTACTGACTCTTGCAGGATTAACGAACGTTATACCCTCCAAATGGTCGTATTCATGCAAAAAACATCTTGCATCATAACCACTAAACTCCATTATACACTCTTTTTGTTTGCTGTCAAGGAATTTAACGGTAACCTTTTCTGGTCTTCTAACTTTAATCCATAATTTTGGAAAACTAAGACAACCTTCTACATCTTCAATTTTATTAAGACTTATTTGCTCAATTGTAGGGTCAATTATAGCAAGAGGTTTAGTAATTCCTTTAGTTCTTTTTGGAAATATTGTAAAAACTCTTGCATCTAAGCTAACTTGATTTGCCGCCAGGCCGATACCATCATTATTCATCATAATAGATATCATTTCTTGTTCAATTTTTTCAGAATCCAAATTTTCCCAGTCAAAAGGTTTAACTTTTTTGTCTAAAAATTCATTTGGATATCTAATTAGTTCCATATTTTATTCTCTGTAAAAGTTTTAACATTTCCGGGTCGTTTATGTTAGGTATTTCAGCTTGTACTGTCATATAGATATTACCTCTGCTTCTTCCGTGCAATTTAGGTAATCCTTGCTCATTAATACTTAATACTGTACCTGGTTGACACCCTTTAGGAATTGTAATAGCTAAATTTTTGTTATCTATTGTTCTTATTTCTTTTTTAGTTCCTAATAATAAATCAAATACACTTACTTTTTCTATACAATGTAAATTTGCTCCGTCTCTATGCCATTTTCTATGAGGAGCTACTCTAATTCTAACCATTAAATCTCCTCTATGTACTCCTGCTATTGAATTATCACCAAGAGCGGCAAATTTTATTGTAGTATTGGATTCTATTCCAGCAGGTAATTCAAGATTTACACTTTGTTGTCTTCCATTAGACAATCTATAAGTTGCAATTAAAGATTTACCACTCATTACATCTTCTAAATCTATTGTAGTTTGAATTGATATATCTTTATTTCGCATTCTTTGTCTTCGTCCAAAAGGACTAGGCCCTCCTCCAAAGAAATCATTTATTACATCACCTATATCGTGAGGGAATCCACCAAAGTCGCCACTAGTATAGGTTCTCGTATAACCTTGTTGTCCAGTTTCGCCGAACTGGTCATACGTAGTTCTTTTTTGAGGATCTTTAAGGGTGTCGTATGCTTCGTTAATTTTCTGAAACTGTTGTTCGTCTCCACCTCTGTCTGGGTGGTGTTTCATAGCTTTCTTTTTGTATGCTTTTTTTAAATCGTCTACAGAAGCCCCTCGTTTAACACCTAATATATCATAGTAATCTGCCATAATAGTAATATAACAACTTTTTACCAAAAAGTCAAGTTGTAAATGTATTTAAGTGGATTTTGATATTGTTTTTTGATTATTTTTTGTTTTTAGGAAGAGAAGCGCCGGGTTTTCCAACGTATAAACCAAAGAATGCCGCGCCGGCACCAACAATAGTTGATATAAACATTGCCTGAGCATTTGTTGGATCTACTAAACCCATAAACCAGGTTACTGATTTATAAAAAGCATAGATGTATGCCAACATTACTAATCGAGGTATAAATCTAAACTTGTCAATAAGACCTGCTGTTTTGTTGTACCAAGTAGGTGCTTCGTCGCCTTGGTCGGGTACAAGATCAGTTTTAGCAAGTTCATATTCTTCTGTGGTTCTTTTAACTTTAACTTTATCTTTAGAAACTAACATATCTTCTTTTAATTCAGCCATAATTATTTTATACCCTCAATCTTAGAATCTCTTTTTCTATGTCCGTTCCATGCAAACCAACCGCCTAGTCTTAATGACCAGTATGCTAGGTAGTTCATAGTATAGAAGCCATTGACTTCAATGTTAATGTTTCTGAATAATTCATCCATCCATTTTTGGTCTTTAATACCAATAGTTTCTTTTTTATTTTTCTTTAATAGTGTTGCGTACTTGTAACCGTAGTCGTGTACAAGTCCACCAACTAATAATACCCCAACTGGAGAGAAAAAAGTTCTTAAGAACTTTGGAATACTTGCACCATCAAATTGGAAACCTTTAGGGATCACATAATCTTCACCATTTATGTTGTAGTGCCAGTCTTTTGTAGTAACCCAGTTTCTTGTTGATAGTATCCACATTAATATACCTTTAAAAAAGCCTATTCCTTTTGTAGATATTTTAAGTGCTTGTAAGTGAGGTAGTTCAGTGTATGTAAATTTAAGTTTATTAGGTTTTCTTTTGTCTAATACGTTTATAAGAAAGCCGATAATGATGAAAGCAATAACTAAAGTCCATTGCCAAAATTTCATTGCAAGTGCTATTATAAATTCCATGTTTTTCCTTTGTTAATTAACTATGTAGTTATTTATCTGACTTCTTCTTGTCTTCAGGCTCGTAATATTTCTTATATTCTTTTAGTAAGTTATTTGTTTCTTGTAATTTTTGTCTTATTTGTGCAAAGTTTTTCGCTAATAATTCAAAGTCTTTGTCTGTTAAACCAAACAGTACAGGATCTATTCCTGCCGCTTCTAGTTTAGCAAATACTTCTTCTGCGTTTGCACTTGTAATGACTATCCATTTAAGTTGTTCTAACTCTAATGCTGTTGGCATTGGATAATCAAGTTTTTCTCTTGGTTTTTCAATTGAGAATATTTTTATTTTTTTCTCACCACCTATTGAACAACCGGTTAAAAACACTATTAATACTAATGCAATAATTTTACTCATAATGTACGTAACTCGGGTTTGCTAAACTTGGGCATTCCGGATTAATCTCCGATCTTTTTGTTGCTTTTAATTCTTCTTCTGTGTGTTCGGCACCTGATGCCAACTCAACACATCTTTGGGCATTCTCGGCACCTTTGTTTATAATTCTTTCAATTGCTTTTGTTCTTGCTATTGCTAGTTTGCCAACATCTCTTTTTTTCTTATTAAATCTTTTATCTAATTCATTTAAATCTTTTTTGAAAGTTTGTATTAGTACGTTTAATTTTTTATTACTTTCCATTATTGCTTCAAAGTCTTCTTTTTGTTGTACTAAAACTTTGTTTTGTTCTGTAATAGCAGTTTCTAATTGTATTTGATTTGCCTTAAGGATAGCGTTATCTGATCGTAGTTTCATTACGTACATTCCTGCACCCGCAATACCACTGATTATTAGAACTGTAAAAATTAATCTTATACTTCCAAACATTTTATTCGCACCTACAATGAACACATACTATAATTTCATATGTTCTGCCATCATAGTCGGTCTGAGTTTCTTTTAAGACCTCACCACAATGTGCTTTTCGACCACAATTATTACAATATTGCTCTTCCTTCATTATGTATGTATTTATTGATTATTCTGTGAGCCCGTTTTTATAAACAGTTTTGCCGTCTTCTTTTAAAGCTCGTAGACGTTGCATTCGATTAGATCCACGATTATAACTAACATGAACCCATCCTGAATCGGGTATTTCGGGGTTATTATATTCTAAAATTACTTGGTCGAAAGTACAATTATCTGAAATCCATTGAGCTACATAACGATTAGATGTACCAGGGCATTCAATATCAGCCGCTTGGCCTAGACAATGTTGTGATTTCCATGATCCACCAATGGCTTTGTTTAATACAGTTCCTCTATATCCTGAATTAATTGCTATTGGACCAAAATGTTCTCTAACTGGTTGAAGAACCATTTCACATAGAAGTTGCATATTTTCAATATGTTCTTCCGTAGGGGTATTATCAATATTTTGACGTATTGCTGTTTGACTTCTTGTAAATTCTTCTGTTGTAAAATTAGTTGATAGTTTCATATTTTTTCTTAAGCACTATACAGAAGTTCTTGTTTTCAAGAACATACTTGTTTCCATATATAGATATATTATAGTCCCCTATATACTTACTTAAGAAAATTATTTCAGGAAATTTATTGAATTCATAGGATTCTTTAATTGATTTTAGTACTTCTTTGGTCTTACCATAATCCAAAAATTCAAAAAATAATGGATCATGTCGTCTTTTTTTAAGGATTAATGTTGTATCTTCTAAAATTATATCATCAACATAACTATCTTTAAAGAAATTTTTATAATTTTCCATAGGTGCTTCACCTATTGATGTTTCATATGCAGTAGGATCAAAAGGAATAACTTCATCTAATGTTTTTGCGTCTGCAGAAAGACTTTTGAAGTTTTTATAGTATCTAAATTTAAATTCGTTTAAGTTTGTTAATTTTCCTATACCGTCTAATAGTTCTGACACTTGTTTTGCAACTTTATTGTTTCTTTCTAGCTCTACAAATACTCTATATTTGCCATCAGCTTGTTCTCCACTGCTTTTGTCAGCATCTAATACAAAAGGATATCCTTTTTCTATAAAATTTACTAAATCTAATGCTGGTTGTTCTCCAAGAACAGAGAAACTAAGAACTACTATATCTTTATCGTCTCCCATTTTTGATTTAAAAGAGTCAATTTCAAATATACTATCAGTAGTAAATTCTAAATCGTTTTTTTGAAGTCCCATTAAAACTCTCCACCAGGTTCTGCAGTAGGTTCTGGTGCTGGTACTGGGTCTGTTGCATCAGCAGGTTCTACTTGTTGTTCTGCAGGTATTTCTTCTGAAGTTGCAGGTTCTTTTGCATATATTTCTTCTTGTTCGTAACCACTATGTATGCTTCGAATTAATTCTTTCGGCATTAAAATTTCTACTAACCAAATAGGTGCTTTGTCTAGCTTACCTTTTTTAGTTCCTGCTCTCATATCCCCTGGTTCTAAAATTTGTCTTGGAACCATAAGTTCATCTTTTTTGAAATATACTTTGCACTCGTAGTCTGTAAGTCTTTTACCACCCATTGGATCGGGCATTTGTTTTCTAGGCCACATAAAAGTACATGATACAAAGTGTCTTTTAATTATTGGACCCGCGGCTAACTCGCCATCCTGCCAATTATCATAAACATATAAGTCTAATTCATCAAGTACTCGTTCAAAGTCCTTGAGCACCGTGAAAGCGGTGTCATTATCAAATACGTTTTGTACTGCTTTAACTACATCTATTGTATCGTGCATATTAGGTCCCTTTTTTATATTTATCTAATGACTAGTTTCTCCTAATAAGGTGAAAACCGTAAACAGTGGGGCAAGGACCACTGATTTCGCCTGGTTTTAAGTTGTCTACATATGTAATAAAATCAGGATCCATTTTATTTGCTGGAAATGTTCCTAAATTTCCGCTATTTGCTTTGCCACTAGGACAATCACTATAGATTTTTGCGGCTTGATCAAAGGTATACTTGCCTGTTCTTATTTCTTCACTAATTGCTCCAGCTAAAAATAGTGCTTCTTCTCTACACATTGTTCTAGTAGAACGTTCTGCTTCTATATGGCTTACTAATATATGACTTGCTCTATATACTCGACCTGGAACTTCCATTAGTCTCCTTTTTCATCAAAATTATTGTATAATGTATATTTTGCTGTTAATTCTTCACCAGCTTTAATGTCTTTAATTGTTATAAGGTATTTTACAGGTAATTGATGCCAATAACCTTTAGTATTTTTACAGTTAGGGTCATCTGAATGATTATAAAAGGCACCTAAGGCTGTTCTAATGTAACCATGAGGAAAATTTTTATTTTCTATATGAACTATTCCTAAGACTGTGTCTGCTTCAAAGTCTTTTGTAGCATATAGTCCTAGTCCTTGAACATTAGATGGTTTAATAGTAAGCCCATCTGGCAATGGCTTGTACATTTATATTAATCCTTAATTAAAATATTATCAGTATACCGTATACCACAATTCCAAGTACTACTGCAATCGCGATCCATCCGGCAACCGTATAAATTCTATTCATCATTTTCTTTTAAGTATTTCCAACTTATAGGAAAGTATTTACTACACTCGTTAGAGATTTGATTGCAAATGTCTCTTGTTTCTTTTTGCACATCGGGTTTACACCTAAGGTTGCATACTCTAGCAAACGCATACAAGCTACCAGACCAAAACCATTCAGTCATCATACTTTGAGGTAAAACCATTCGTGCTTGTTCGGGTGCAACACCCTTATCAATTAATGTATTGTAAAGTATTAAACAACTTTGCATTGTTGTTTCTAAGTTATGGTCAACAGTTGCTCCTAAATCAACTGTACCATCAGAACCTTGTTTAGAATTTATAGGTCGTCCTCTCCAAGTGTCCGGTTTGAATAATTCGGGTGGATAATCTACATAACGTCTACTAACTTCATTCCATATTAATCCAACTTGATGTTTTACAAGTTGTCTTGCAACAAATATAGGTGCTTTAATTCTAAATTGTAATGATGCGTGTCCGAAAGGTGACCAATGATTATGTTTAGCCAAGAATGCAATTAGTTTTTCGTCTTTATCTTCAAATTGTTCTTTTGTTTTTGCGTAAGATACTCTAGCGGCATTTACGACCGACAAATCAGTACCCATTTTATCTATTAATTCTACGTTCATTCTACTTTCCTTAATTCTTCATATCTTTCTTGAGCTTCTTTAGGTCCTGCATAAGCTTCTTGCTTATCAACATTCCAATATAAAAGTTCATCTAAAGGAATATGTTTACCCGAAACAGCACAAACGACATAGTTGCCATCTTTTACTACTTCAAACATCATAGGTTTATATTTTAATTCAGCTAAAACCCATTTCATAAGAATATTATAGATTTTGTAATTTAATCATTGTTGCAGATAAGTTAATTTCGGGATCTGCAACAAATGAATGATCCACTAATCCTTGTTTAATAATTAATATTGCTTTCTCTTGTTTTTGTTCGTCACCAAATAAACTAATATTGTCATATAACCACTTATAAATGTCTTCTATTTCGTCTGGCCTTGCTTGACTACATACTAATTTTCTTGCTTCGCTTATTTTTCCTGCTTTAAACAGTTCAACCATTTGTAATTTGTAATCTAAATCACCTGTATCTGCTTTTTGTGGCTCAATTAACTTTCCTTCTTGTGTATTCATTTGTACAGTATTAATACATTTTCTTAAATCAGGATAAGTTGCTTTTACATAAGTGTCTAATGTGTTAAGATCGGGTGTAACACCTTCTTGCATTAATATTTCTGCCACTCTTGCTGTGAATTCTGTTTGATCAATTCTTTCTATATGAAAACCTTGACATCTTGAATGAAGTGCTGGTATAACTCTATTAGGATAGTTACAAGTTAATATAAATCTTGATGTTGTATGGTATTCTTCCATTACACCACGTAACGCCGCCTGTGCATTTGGACTTAAATAGTCTGCTTCGTCTAGTAATACTACTTTAAACTCACCAAACGGAATCATTTGTACAAAATTAATGATGTTTGTTCTTACTTCGTCTACGGAATTTGTTCTACTTGCATTTATTTCTAATACGTCAAGGTCATTAACTTGTAATTCGTTTAAAAGAATTTTTGCAAGTGTTGTTTTACCGATACCAGCAGTACCTGAAAACAAAAGATGTGGAATAGTCTTTTCTTTTAACCATTGTTGGACCTGTTTTCTTTGATGATCATCTCTAAATACATATTCATCAATTTTTTTAGGTCTATATTTTTCTACCCATAGTTCTTGCATTTAATCAATATTTAAATTTCTATATTCTTGGCCTATACCTGATAAAATTAGTATAACATATAACACCACCCAATACCAACCAGTAATTATACCAGTTAAATGGAGTACCATTAATGTTATTCCTGTTAGACCTGTTGTGTTAATTCCGGATTTTTTGGCTTCTGGTAATCTCATATACGTAGTATATGATAAAGAACGATTTTAGTCAAGTGATTTGTTATTCTAATAGGTCGCCGCCGGGGCTATATTTTAATCTGGCTTGATACCAATCTTTTGGTTTGTAATTTCCAGTCATCATTACTGCTTTGGCTTCTACAATTCGGAGTACCGTTTCTTTTTCGTTTTCATCTGCAAAACTGAAACCTCTTGACCATCGTCCGTGTTCGACTAAGATCCAGTCTCCTTTTTTGTATGTGTCTTTATTTTTGTGACCTTTAGAAACTACTTTACACCATCTAGGTTTAATACCTCTAGTGTGTCCATCGTCACTTCCGATAATAAGTCCACCTTTGGTTTTTGATTCGCCAAATTCCATGTCAGAGACTAAAACTCTGTCATGGATAGGTGTTATATTGCCTTTAATGAAATATTTTAATTTTGGAGGGTCGAACATTAGTATTAGTTAATGTTATTTTTTTACAAAATTGCCGTCTGCGTCTTCTACCCACTCGTCTTCTTTTTGTGCGACTGGTTCTTCTGCTTTTTTAACTTCTTTTTTTGGCTCTTCTGCAGGTGGTTTTACTTTAATATCAGCAACCTTTTGAGGATGATCTCTGTAGTAATCTTCTAATACTTCTTCTCTTTTTTTAGCAATCTTTCCACCTGGGCCTAATTCATCACCACGTGCATTTACACGAGCATTGCCTACCGCAGGAGTAAGTTCGTTTCTTTTTCTCAAAAGATCCATATCAACCTGTTTACCTTGCATTGTTTTGTAAACTTTTTGTCCTGTTTGTCTTACTGCCATTTTATTCTCCTAGTATATTATATATGTATTTAGCGAAGGAACTCTCGCCAGTTTAGATTATATTGTAATGAGTCTATTTTATGGACACCTAATAAGAACAATACGTAACTAGCAACCGAACTTCCACGTCCTACACCCCATATAATATTGTTTTCCTTCATAAAATTGACAAGATAATGTAAAAATCTTAATAGGTTTGTAAAACCCATTTCTTTAAATGCTTCTAATTCTTCATTTACTCTATTAATGCTATTTTGGTCACCTGGACATATGCTACGAACATATGTTTCTATATCGAAACTCTTATAACTGTTTGGCATAAACCATTCATTTTGTAAAAGTTTATCAAAAGATTTTAAATCAATGTCTAATGATTTATAAAATTTAAGTTGTTGACCTGTACCAGTTAATTCAACGGATTTATTAAATTTTTTTGTTTCTTCGTTGTCATCTGCTAATACATTAAACAACAAATCTTCCTTACCTTTATAGATAAGGTCCATTAAGTCATCGGTACCATATTTTGGTAACCCTAATTTATCAATTTGCATTTATTACTATTTTAATCTATATTGATAAGATTGTCAAGATCTTTTCCTTGGTCTTTAGCCAATTTATTAGCTTCTTTGGCTAATCTTGCTCTCAATTCTTCTTGATAATCTGTTATAAAGAAATTAAGTTGATTTCTTAGGTGAGGATTTCTTGCTTTGAAAAATTTACTTCTAAGTTCGTTTAATTTTTGTTCTAATTGTGCTGTAGAAAATTGTGAAAGGTCGTCATTCAACGGATGTAAATTGTTTATTTGTGTCATTACGTAAATGTTCCAAGATATCTAGCAAATACTGTGACACCTTGGTTATACGTCCAAAATTCAACAACCATCACATTAGAATTACTTGTAACATTAAAGGGTGAAGGCATATTACCATCCGCTTTTATAGATCCACCACTTGCCGCCCAAGTTAACGCACGAGTTGAACCATCACTTACTACTGATACTACAAGGCTTTGTAATACATTTGCTTGAGTGGCCCAATCTGCTAAAGTTAATGTAAGATCAGCTCCTATATTAAATGTTTGAAAATTACCGTTAGTTAAGCTAACATTTTGTCCGCTTGTTATAGCACCACCGTCAAAATGCTTTATGTAATTACCTTTAAATGTTGCACCAGTAACTACATTACCTGAAAAGTTATTTTCTGCATTTAATTTTGCAGTATTAGTTTGCAAAGTTTCAATTTCTGATTTAGCCGCAGTAAAATTATTCTTACTTACATTGAAATTGTCTCTAAATCCTTGGCTGTTATTGTCTTGTCCAGCTACTGGAAACGTTGCATCTATGCTAGTTGTGTCTATATTACTTGCCATATCTTATATCCTACAATTATTTATCTTATATGTTGTACTCATAATCAGGAAAGAGTACATATTGTTCCTGTGCTACTCCTGTTGTACTATCTATTATATACCTATCTATTTCAAAGTCAATAGTTTTGAAATCAAAACCACTATTTTTAATAGCCAAAGCTATTGTGGCACCAGATCTGGGCGTACAATAACATAATGGTATAGCAGTTACAAAGCCTAATTGCTGAACTGTACCTGCTTGAGCAGTTCTCATCCAAAGAGGCAAAAATCCGGGTGCTGAAGATCCTATTCCAGCAATATTATCTCTCATATTTGTTGTATTAGCAATAAATCTATTCTCATCAGAAGAGTCTGTGTTTAGAATGCTAGTATCTACTTTTATAACACCACCTTTAGGTCTAAATCTAAAAGGATCTGATTTATTGTAAACTACTGATCCAACATTTGCCACAGTACTACCATCTACTAACGTAACTGTAAGTGTACCAGCAGTTAAATCTAAGAAAAGTCGACCTTCTCTTGCATAAATTTGTAAATCTTCCCCTATAGCTTGAGTAGATACTTTTGAATTATTTTGTAGAAATATTGTATATGTAGAACCCCCTACATTTAATTTTGTAGTGTCATCTGTAACTTCAATTTGTGTTTGATTCACTTTAAATGTTTGAGTATTTGCCATTTTGAAACTTTTTGCTACTTTAGTTCCTTTATTATCTTGAGGATCTACAACATCTACATATACAACTTCATATGCTATAGTATTTGTTCCTTCATATTTTGCTTCAGCAATTTTTACATCACCTAATTTGTATTTTTTTCTTTTATGATTTGATGCAGTTGCAGAAACGTAATGAGCAATTGATTTTTGTTCTATTCCTGCATACATTAACATTTTTAGTTTCTTTTGTACACCAAATGTCGGGTCAGTTTCTCTATAAATGTATTGCGGATCAAATATATTAGGATCTGATATAAATGTTCTAAATGAATCTCTTGATGTTAAATTAAGTAATGGTTGAACATACAAATTACTGTATAATGTAGTTCCTTGAACTTTAACTGATATTGAAAATGTTTTAGGCACTGCACTAAATCCATATCTGTCTCTAGCAGTTACCGTAAATGTAAATTTTCTATCTATTGAAGTTAATTCACCATCAAAAGTTAAACCATTTTCAAAGAAAGTTAAACCGGCAATAGTTCCATCACCATATTGATTAACTTTACCTATGATTTCACCATTAATTGTTAATGTAAGTCCTGGTGGCAATGTGCCATCTGTTAAAAAATATTTCATTTTAGCATCAGGAACAGTACTTGTGGCTTCTATTTTAAATGTACTAGTGTAACTTGCGTTAATAGATCCTAAATCAGTATCAGTTTTCCAAGATATTGTACTATCAACTTCTCCTAAAATTTTAACTGTAAATGTTTTAGTTGCTTTAGGTAATGTAACAACACTTTGAGAAGGAGTTACAATAAATTGTTTAAATGTAGTAGCTCCTTTAAATGCACCAACACTAATATTTTCACTATCTACAAAACTTCTAGTAAGATTTACATTAAGAACTAATTTATCTATTGCAGTAGCATTTGTAATTCCTTGATCTGCAGGTTCTCCTTCATTTAATACTGTTTGAACATTTTCAATTTTATATTCTTCAGTTGCACTAAATTTTAAAATTTTTCCAATGTATCTATTTTTATCTGCTCTATTATAAATGAAAATTTCATTAGCCGCTCTATTAATTAATGTAGGATTTGTTTTAAATGTTGATGCTTGATAAACTGCACCTGTAAAAACTTTTAAATCTGTTCCAATTAAACTTTTATCAAGTTGTAATACATCATATTTGTCATTATTATCATCATATCCTAATATTTTATAATTATTATCATTAACAACTATTTCTTGATTTTTTAATTCTTCTAAATCTGATATACCATCTGCTGTTCCTAATGGTAATTTTGCTACTTTTAAATTTGCAGTTCCTTGCATTTGATCTTCATAAGGATTTATTGAAACTGCTACTAATGAAGATTGTAAATCATATCTAGTTGCTGATACTGTAAATTTGTATTCTTTAGTAATTGCAGGTTGATAAGGTACTCGACCTGTTATTTCTCCTGTTAAAGCATCTATAGACATTCCTGTTGGTAATGTACTAAGACTACCATCATCATTTTTAGATTCTAATATATAAGATACTGTACCTGGTACTGTATTTGGGTCATATAATTCTAAGAAAATAGTTACGTAATTATTTGCTCTTTTAAAACCGAGATCTGATGGTGTTAACCATTGTGGTTCTCTTAAATATGTTCCATCTGAAGTAAAAACTCCGGAGCCAACTTGCATAATAGTATTATCTGCTCTAAGGAAGTCATCACCTACTACAAAAATTTGAAATGTTCTACTTTGAATAGTATCACCGTCAGTCGCATTTACTTTAAATTCATAATATCTATTAAGTTTTCTTGCTGATCTTATTTTATTATTTTCATTAAAGAATGCGTAATTTTGTTGAATATCAAAATAATAACTGCTTGACGGATATGCTCCTACGCTACCAAAGTCAAATGGGTAAGATGCATAATTGTTTGAATCATAAAAACCTGTTCCTGACTGAATATCTAAAGCTAGTATAGGATCAATTATTCCAGTTAATTTTCCACTGTCACTTAATGTAACTCCTGGTGGTAAATTTCCTCCATCACTAGGAATATAATATTTTAATGTGTCGCCTGCACTTAAATCAGAGTCAGTAACTGATAATTGATAACTTATATAAGAACTATCTAATATAAAAAGTTGATCATTTGCTCCAACTTTTAAAGTTCCTTCAGGTGTAATCCAAACAGGTGCATCTGGACCTTGTACGTTAACTATAAAAGTTCTATCTTCTATGATTGGATCAGGTGGAGCAGTATCTATCGCTCTTAAAACAAATTTATATTCTGTATTTCTAGGTACTTCAAAAAATGTACCTGTAAGTGTATTGTTAGTTAATCTTGTTCCTGCTGGTAAAGTTCCTGCAATTAGCATAGTGGAAGGAGAACCTACTACTGGTAGGTTTATAGTTGTAGGAACCTTTTCTTGATAAGTTCCTAAATTATGACCGGTTGTGACGCTCCATAATGACATACGATTATTATCCTTTTTTAATATTTATCGTAAGAACAATTATGCTATACTGCCTAAATCTACGTTTGTTGCGTGTGGTGAAGCTGTAGAACCCATATCAAGTGGTTTTAAACTTTCAAACCATTGCATTAAGTTACTAACAGCAGTAGGAAGAATTCCACCTAGATCAAAACCTACAACAGAGTCAATATTACCAACATCTATACCTTTTACAAGTCCATCTACGTTTTGAGCTGTTAAAGTACCTAGATTAGTAATATTATTTCCTGCCGCGTCTAAGTTTCCACCTAAAGATGGTGCTATTTCTCTAATTAATTTTGAATCTATTGTTACGTCAGTGCCAACACCAGATGTTTGTGTTGCTCCAGTACCTAAAAATCTAGCTAATCCAGTACTTCCTATTGGGTTAAGACTTCCTGAATCAGTTACAACTTGAATACTAACAATTCCTGATGAAGTTATAGTAATTTGATTGGCATCAGAACTAAAACTAACGTTTGGTCCTGCTTTAAGACTTTTAAATTTTAAATCAAAGTCTGTTACTGTAGAAAATAAACCTTTAGTAGTGGCATCATCAGCTAATAAATTAGAAGCTGTTGTTTTTTCAGGATTTCTAGCATCTAAATCAGTAAAATTATTATTAACTTTAATAAATGCTTCTCTTAAATCGTCACCTGTACCGTCATTTGCTAAAGTACCTACGTTTATTGATGTTACTGCCATTTTTATCTCCTACTCATATTTATCATTATTAACTTTAACCATAATTCCAAGGTTTACGATTAGACATCGGTATATAAGCAACATTACCTTTACTACCAAATAGAGACCATTGATTAGTATAATCATTATCTAATCCACTATTAGCATCTGAAGAATAAAAGCTATCTTGAATAGCATTTTCGGTCATAAAACTTACAACTTGTTTAGGCGTCCAATCGGGGTGCATTTGGTATACTAAAGCCGCCATTCCTGCCGCCTGAGGACTAGCCATAGATGTTCCTTGCTTTCTCTCTTGCCAATAATTGTTATTATGGTAGTATGGTCCGCCTGCACTGCCGTCAGAACAACTTATAATCATTTCACCTGCCGTCCAAATATTAACTCCCGGACCTTGAGAACTAAAAGGACTTTTTCTGTCCCTAGTAGAACTATGAGGATTGTAATTAATTGACCCAACTACAAAAGCCTGACCTGCCTTATTAAAATTCGGATTAGGACTGCCTCCTCTATTATAATAATACTTATTTCCAGAGACAGGGCTTCCTCCCCAAGCTGACCAATTGTATTGGTCGGGAAGATAGCCGTTACTATCTGCTCCAAGAGTAATGTAATTGTCCCAATCTGCTCCACTAGGAAGATCCCATTTTTGACCGTCATTTCCTGAAGCAATACATAAAACAATACCATCATCAATCATTTCCTCGACCTCGGCAATGTTAGCCGCAGTATTAATACCTGCATAAGGTTCAGAGTTCATTGCGTCAGACCAACCATAAAAACTTAAACCTTTATTTCTCATATCACTGTTGCTATTAATAGAATATGAATTTCCACGATAACTTCCACCGGTTATTGGGAAACCCAAAAGGTTAAAGCCAACATCATAACCATAAAATTTGACGCCAGAACCCCAACTCATATTAACTACAGTTGGTCTATGTGTACCGGTCCATAGAGCATGATTTGGATCATTTTTATTATTATGCCAACCTCTCATTATGTCCATACCATCATAACCGCCAATAGAACCAGATCCAAACATCCTCATACTGTAAATTTTAGAATTTTTTGCCCAACCAAAGTTTTTGCCTGCAATTGTTCCCATAACATGAGATCCATGAGAACCATCGGTTAATGAATAAAAGTCATTAGCTTGAGTTCCAGATATTCCAGATACCGCATACCAATCATGCATATCATATCTACTAACTCCATTTGAATCTTCCCATTCAGGATGTCCCATTATAACTCCAGAATCTTGAGCCACAACATCAACACCTGTACCATCTAAAACATAATCATATGAACCACCAGGATCTGAAGTACTTGATCCATAATTATTAGTTTTAGAACAATGTCTTAATAATCCCCAATTATCTCTTCTATAATTGCTATTATGGCTTGAACTTTTTTCAAATCCTCCATCATGATATTTTCGTTGTATTATAAACATTGGATCTACCGGTGCTTCAACGTCTTCGATTCTTGGATCATTTTTTAATTTTTTTATTTCGTTAGAACTTAAATTATAATGAGTATTTCTTTTATTAGTAGATTTTAACTTAATAACATCAACAGTTCTATCTGGTATAATATTTGAATCTACACTTGGATCGGCAGTAGTATCTCTAGTAAGTTCATTATGAAGTACTTCCCAGTTAACACCTTTTTTTACTGTAACAATAACTTCAAAATTATCATCTGGACTTGATGATCGCATTTTTGCTTTCATCTCTTCTATTTTATCTTCGTACTCTTTACTAGGTTGTTTAGGCGGAGCACCTGGATCGGGCATTGACATTATACAGCTCCATCAGTTGCAACATATCTCCAATTTGATCCATCGTAATATGCTGGTTTGGAACTATTATCCGATACAGCAACCATTGTTCCAGCACTTGCAGTGAAAGTCGCTAATTGAGTCGCAGTTTTTCCAAGTAATTTTATTGGAGCATCTAGTATGACTTCACTAACTGGATCTAATGTGATAGTTGTTGGAGATGAAATTGTATATGTTCCTGCTAAACCGGAAGGTGCTGAAATAGTAGCTGTTTCTATGCTATCAGCAATAATATTTGTAGCGGATAATGTATTAGTTCCTGAAGCCCATGTTAAATCACTATCTCCAGCAAAAGCACCACCATTATTATATTGAAGTTCTGTTGTACTACCACCTGGAGTACCTCCACCACTAGCTGTTGAAGTAATTGTAATTTCATCTGAACCTGAATCAGTTGTAATAGATATATTTGAACCTGCAACAAGAGTTAATGTGTCTGTTGATGAATCAGATACTACATTTGATTGTCCTGATACTGCAATAGTTGTAAAAGCATTTTGAACTACATTAGGAGATGTGTTTGTAATAGTTAAAGTGTCTCCTGCTATTGTTGTACCTACACCAGTACCACCTGATACTGTTAAAGTATCTGTTGCAGTATTTGCCGCTGTCGTTCCAGTATCAGCTGAAAAATTTTCCCATAAATTTTGAGTTACATTAGGTGAACTATTTGTAATAGTTAAAACATCTCCTGATACAGCCGTTGTAATACCCGTACCTCCTGCAATTGATATACTATCTGTTGTAGTGTTTGCAGTTGTAGTTCCTGTATCACCTGTTATAGTTGCCCATATATTTTGATCAACGTTAGGAGCTGTATTAGTCCACGTTACTGCATCAATACCGGCATTGGTAGTTATTTCTATACCAGTTCCAGCTCCAAAACCTACAGAGTCAGCATTAGAATCAGCAACAACATTACTTTGTCCTGAAACTACTATACTTGTAAATGCATCTTGTACTATGTTTGGTGCAGAGTTTGTAACAGTTAAAGTGTCAGTAGCTGAATCAGTTGTTAATATTACTCCTGTGCCTGCTACTACGGTTAAAGTATCAGCTGTAGAATCTGCTGTTATTGTATTTTGTCCATTTACTACAATTGATTGGAATAGATTTTGTGAACCTGATCCTGTGTAATTAATAGTTAAAAGATCATTTGCAATAGATGTACTAATATCTGTTCCACCAACAATTCCTAAAATATCAGTTGGAGAGTCTGCAGTAGTAGATCCTGTGTCACCAGCTACCGTTTCCCATAAGTTTGGAGATGTAGCACTATTTGAAATAGTTACTGAATCATTAGGAGCATCTGTTGTTATTGCTATTCCTGTACCTGCAACTAAAGTTAATGTATCGCTTAATTGATCAGCAGTAACAGTAGTTTGTCCTGTAACTGCAAACGCACCAAAGTCATTTTGTGCACCTGCTTGTCCACCTGTGTATTCAACTGTTAAAGTATTACCACTCATTGACGTAGAAATAGATGTACCACCTTCTATAGCTAAAACATCAGTAGCAAGAGTGGCTATATAAGAACCTGTATCTCCTGTAACTTGTTGAAATAAATTTTGAGGAGTAGGTTGAGAAGAATTAATTGTAATACTATCTCCTACTGCATCAGTTGTTAAAGTAACATTTGATCCTGCTACAAAAGTTAAAGTATCTGAATTAGCATCTGCTTCAACATCTGTTTGTCCTGATACTGCAATAGTTTTAAACACATTAGGTATTGTTGCAGTATTTGAAATAGTTATTGTATCTGAGTCAGGTTGAGTTATACCAATACCTGATCCTGCTGAAAATTTAACGTCTTCTGTGTAAGCACTAGAATTTGTTAATCTTAAAACAACATTACTGCTACCATCTGTTGTCGCTCCAACAGAATAAGTTGTATCTGTATCAGTTCCTGTAAATGTTAATTCATTTGAAGTTCTAGTTATAGCAATATTACTTCCTTCTTTAAGTGTAATATCTTGAATAGCTTGTCCTGAACCTGTTAACCGAAGTAATTTTTCAGTTGCATTAGAACCATCACCTGCTGAAAATGTATATGTAGTATCTGTAAGTGGTACCCAGTTGGTACCATCATTTAATTCAAATTGGTTATTATTATATCTAATTGATTCTGTTCCTGTTATAGTAACTGTAGTAGTACCCGATACGTCAGCAGTTGCAGTAGTAATATTACCTGCTCCAGCAATTTTTAATGTATTGTCTGGTAACATAGTAGTTGTTGCACTATCGTCACCTGTTATAAACCAAGCGCCACCACCAGTACTAACAAAAGTTGTACCACCCCCACCTTGTCCAAGTAAAGTTTGTGTATCTGTTAAATCACTAATATCTGTAGGTATAGTAGGTTTGTTTGAAAGATCCGTATATGATCCAGTAAAAATATTTGAGCCTAAACTTACACTCGTGGCTGTTATATTATTAACACCAATTAATGAAGAATTAGCTAAATCTAAATTATCGCCTATTGGCAATTCTTTTATTTTATTGCCATCCGATGTATCTACTACTAGTGGTATCCTATTTGCCATATTACTGTTTCACCTTTAATGTTCCGCTATCGTTCCATAATTGTCCAACTGCCAATCCTGCATCTGATGTAGGTAAATTTGACAATGTAACTGTTGAAGATGTTTTTAATGTAGTAGTTTCTACGGGACCAACAACTTTTCCATTAACTGCATCAATCATAACTGATGAATCATCAGCAAATACAGAACCTTTAAAGTCTGTAATTAATGAGCCACCTTCTAATGCAATTATTCTAGTGTATGCGTCAGTAAAATTGTCGTTTACTTTTGTAAACGCCGTTCTTAACGGATCGCCATCACCTTTGTTTGCACTTGTACCTACATTTATAATTTGTTGTGCCATTATACTCTACCTACCACCATTTCTATTACACCAACACTTGGGTTCATATGATCTTCTAATGCTTTACCTAATACTGTTCCAACTCTAGGATCAGGACTAGATGAAGCGTGTCCTCTAACACTACTTGTTACTAACATATCACCTTTTCTACACATTCCAGTAACTTTAACTTTAACTCTACCTTGTAAAGCAATTGGTGTTCCACCTTCTTGTGCTGAATTCATTAAGTATGCTGGTTTGTCTGAAACAACTCCAGCTACTCTTGTATCTTCAGATAATTGAGTAGTTGTAACTTCTTTATCTCCGCCGAATATAACAACTGTACCTATTTCATAATTGTCATCTGCTGTATAATTTTCCGCCAAGTCAGCATATAGAGATCTTGTTGCTGTTCCATCAAATATATTTGCGTACATTGTATTATATCTTCTACTGGAATCACCAATATTAAATGTCATATTGGCATCACCAGGAACAATACCTTGTGTTGTAACTAATAATGGAACTGATCCATCAGCTACAATTGCCACTCTTCCTTCAGCACTATCATCAGTGTCTGACACGTATGCACTACTTTGACCTATAGCTATTCCTGTTGGATTGTTTGCTTTTCCTGTAGATTCAATAAATTTAGTGTATATATGATCCACTGCAAGAGCGCCATCACTAGCACCTTGAGTATTACTTGCTGATGCATCTGCACCACCTATATCTAATCTTCTACCAGGAAGTGAAGTAACTGTATTAGCCTGTGTACTTCCTATACCAGTAGCAAAATCTATTCCACCAGGAGTTGTTATATTAAGTGTAGATGCGGAACTATCTAATGCAAGATTACCATCTATTTTTAATCCTGCTAAATCCGTTACACCAGTTGTATCTGTTTTAACTATACTATTAACTTCTCCTGTTTTTGTAACGTTAGTAACTTTGTAAACACCAGCACTTTCTTTTATAAGTGTTTCACCGGGATCACTAGCGGCATCTAATTCTGTAGTAAAGTCAGCATCAACTACTGCTCCACCTTGAGAAATTATATCTGAAAATGTAACTGCATTTACGTCACCAGTACCTGAATCAGTTCGTCCATATGCTTGGTATTGATCTAATTGAGGTAAATCAGCAAAGTCTATACCAGAAGAAGATAATTCAACCCAACCATTAGTAACTGTAAAGTCACCTGAATCAAAACTTGCAAGTCCTAAATCTGCTTGACTAATTCCTGAAGCATTTGCTCTTGAAGTTGCGGCATTCATATTCAACTTACTTTGAGCTATTGCGGCATCTGATTTAACATCTGCATTAATAATTACATTTGATGCAATATTAAATGTAAGTTCAGTTTGTGTTGCAGTTCTATTTGCAGTCATTTCTACATCTGAAGCTGTAACAACTGCATTACCCATTTCATTTATTGCAGTATCTATAACTTGAGCAGTAACTCCACCACCAGTATCAATTGTATCTGCTGTAGTAAATTGTGTAGGACTAGATGTCCATGTGTAAGTAATTCTTGTGGCATTAACCGCTCCAGGTAATACAAGAACTTCTACATCTACAATTGTTCCTGTTGCACCAGTTACTGATCCTGTAAAAGTATCACTAACTGCAAAATTTCCACCAACTGCAGGTACAGTATACATTCTGTATTTGCCATTGAATATTAAAAGTTGTGCTTCAGCTAAATTTCCAATATTAACGTTTCTAATATTTTCTATTTGATCTGTTTCGTATATAATATTATCTACATAACTTTTTGTAGTTGCATCTTGATCCGAAGACGGATCTGATAAACCTGTTAATTTAAATCCACCAACTGCCATGTGATTTGTAAATGGAATAGAACCGTCTCTAGCAATAGTACCTGCTCCAATTGGATTTCCTACTAAAGTAGTTGCATGGTCAAAACCTAATCTTCTATTAACATATTCTCTAACAGCTGATTCTGTTGGTACACTATCAGTAGAATTGTCTACCATTGAACCATCTGTACTAAATTCTGCTACAACAACACCTCTTTTAAATCCTATACCATCTAAATTACTAATTGCAATTGCCGCCGCAAATGAAACTGTTCCTGTTGCTTGATCAACTGTGAAATATTTTCCTACTCTAAAGAAACCATCTTGGTCAGTACTAACATAGTAAACTCTACCTTTTAATTTTTCAACAGTTTCATTAGTTTGAGATGATGCCGTTGTTGCATCACCATAAATTACATTAGGGAAGTTTGTAGTATTAAAACCACCTGTTCCAATATCTAAGAAATCATGATTTGATGCTCTTGCTGTTGAAACAAATACAGTAATTGAAGCTGGTTCTGTAGCAGACAATCCAACTCTAAATGTAGGAGAACCTCCATCTGTTGCCGCATATCCAGTCATTGCACTGTGAATTCCTGCGCCTATTGGAGTAGGATTAATATTTGATACATCTGTAATTTCTACTGTAGCATATGTTGTTCTATCTACGTAATTTGCAACTTTGTGAGTTTTACCATCCCAACCAAATGTCATATCGCCATTGTTTAATCTTGCAATATCTGCCGCTTCTGGAATTGTGTTAATTGCAATTACAACGTCACCAATTGTGTGACCCATTGTTGTTCCTGAACCAGCATGAGTATTATTTTGTGCTTCAGTTTCATTAAGAGACATCTTAACATAATCGTAAACGTCATCAAAAGCAATTAAGGCAGTATTAGCCGGTAAAGCCACACCAACTGGATTTGATGTTGAATAAGAAATACTTCTGTAAGTTATAGTACTTGTTTCATCAAATACTACAGCAGTTGTTGGTTTAGAAGGTGCTGTATTATTAACATCACTAAAGACGAATTGAGAATTTGCTCTAATTGTTACTGTTTGATCATCTGCAAGAGCGGCTTTTAATCCTGTTGTAGATGTTTCGTTTTTACCACTTGTTCCTAAATTAATTTTGTAAATTGTTGAATCTCTAGTACTTGCTGGAGCAACTTCGGCAGATGCTTCCACAGTTGTAACTTCATATCTTGTAACACCTATTACGCCACCGTGATCTATTTCTACTTCTGAATTATTAGTAACAACAGTATCTAAATCATAAACATAAATTGATAATGCTCCACTAGGATGAGTTAAATTTACTCCGTCATCGCGAACTAATGCCGCTTGAACCATATCTTTTGTTAATGTTATAGGATCAATTGCTTCGTTTGGATCACTACCTGCTGAAACAATTCCGTATGTTCCGTGACAACAAGAACCGTTTAATGATCTAATTTTTCCACCGCTGTTGGCAAAGTATGCCGTTTCGCAAAAATAAGTGAAACAGGATACTAATTCTGTTAATGCACTATTATTAACAACAAAGCCATAACCTAAATCATTTACTTGAGTAAATGCGTGTGCTAAAGCTGATCTATTACCTGCTGTTTGTATATCAATACTAAAAGGTGTTGCTTCAGAAAATCCATTACCGTCATTAGAAGAACTATCAAGAAGTAATTGAGCTGTTCCATTTGGTCCATCATAACTTTTTATTGCATTAATTTGATATCTATTACCTGCAATATAAAAAGGACAAGGTGTTTGAGGTTTTCTAATTCTTAAACCTGTTCCTGCATCACTTGTTACGTCTAATATAAAAGGACTAACCACGTTAGTTACTTTTGTAGGTAAATTACCTGCGAATGCATCAATATACATTCCACCGCTAAATGTTTTAGCATTTTTAGATGCAGAATAACAAGCCGCGTCAAATGTATAAGGTGATTTAGTATAAACTGCTCCTTCAGGATCTAATACTTCAGAAAAGCCTCCATGATTTTGAAATGTTATATTTTTTATAATACTAGAATTGTTTACTAAAAGTACATCTAAATCTTTATTGTTTTTAGGAGTACTAGCAGAATTATTTGCATCTGACAAATAATGATAACCATAATTTTGTGTTGCAATTGTTAAACCATCAAATGTTGTATCTCTGTAAAAATACATTCGTACCCAAGGAGATTCTGATACTCTGTCTTTTGGTCTAATAATAACTCTTCTAAATTCATCTCCTTGTAAGGAAACGTTTTCAGGTAATTTGATTGGATAATCTTCGTAATATACACCTGATTCAACTTTAATTGCTATGTGCTTATCTCTAATTGGTTGAGCAAATACCATTTCTTCACTAATGGAGAACATTTTAGGTTCTAATAAATCAACTTCAATTGTATCTGCTGATGCACCTGCAGTTACAGAAACCACTCTACCTATTGCTTTAGAAGTTTTACCTCTAACAATTTTTCCAGCAATTAAATCTGGTTGACTTAATTGATTGGCATCTAATCTTCCTGTGCTACCATTATTAAGTGTAAGACTAATTGTACTACCATCAACAAGAGCTGGAGCCGTGCTTAATCCATTAGTAATAATACCTTCTATAATTGTAAATTTTGCTTGAGCAGATGCTAATCCATTTGCATCTACTGTTTGTCCATTATTAATTGTTTGTCCGTAATTTGTTTGATATAAAGTTCCTGGTGCTGTATTTGTTAAAACATTGTTTGTTATTGTTTTAGCATAACCAATCGCCGCCAATGTATGAGCTTTTTGTGTAGTGATTGCATATAATCCACTATTACTATTATAAAATCTTTCACCACATTGTACAGATTGATAATTTGCATTTAAACCGTTTAGTATATCTATAACTAAACCATCAAGCATATAACCTAAATCTCTAATACATAAATTTCTAAAGTTTGTGTGAGTTGGATATTGACTTTCTGTATAAGCAATTGCTTCTTGAATTATAAATTGTCTATTAGCTTCAACTAATATTTTTACTGCTGTATAACCACTACTGTTTGTTACACCTTGAGTTAATACTGTAGAATTATTTGCTCCACTATTATATGTAAGAGTTTGTACCCAAGGACCTGGTTCAAACGGAGCAGTTTTCATTATTTCTTCTGCTCTCTTACAAGCCGCACCTACAGTAGCATAAGCATAACTAGAAGACCTTCCCCATCTGTCTTGAGGTATTCCAGTCATTGAATCATCACCGCTAGTGTTTACATATATGTTACTTTTAGAATGTTCTGCCGCTTCGTCTACATAAAATTTTGTTGCCGCTTGTAAATCACCATCTCTAACAGCGTCTTGAATTTTAGGTACTACATCTAAACCATTTGTAGTAATATCAACAATAGTTGCAACTAGTGAAGTTATTTTTGCAGTAGCACCTGCTTCTGTAGTTTTAGTTTTATAAATTTGAGTTGTAACAACTGGACTTTGATTTGTTGAAAGTGCAACTTGTGGTAAAATATTTGTATTAATAAAATCTCTTAATTTATTATTAACTGCTGTTGCGTATGCAATTTCTCCACTACCTAATTGAGATGAAGCACCTTCCCAATAATATTTTGAAGTTCTTATACTTTCTGAATTACCACCATATCTTATATCATGTGCTAACGCATCAATATTAAATTTTGTATCTCTTTCGCATTTTTCATGACGTGTTGTATTATGAATTCCTGGATTGTTAGCATCAAACCAAGACATTACTTCATCTGCTAAAAATTCTTTATTTGCTTCTATTAAAGTTGCCGCGTTTGGATATAATGCTCCTAGACCTGCCATTGCTCCTGGGTGGTCGTGCAAATTAAGAGCACCATCCATACTGTCACCTTGTCTACGGACAACAGATTTTCTAGGAAGTGCTTCTGAACTTAACCAATTTCCATATAAAGCAGTATCTAATTCAGCATCAGTTATAGTTTGAGTTCCTGTACCTCCACTAGCTACAATTTTAACTCTTGTACCATCATTATCATTTGTTGCTTCTGCTTGGCTGGCGTGTAATGAAAGAGTACTTCCATCTACATATCTAATATAATAAATTGTTGCTGATGTTAAATTTACTGCATCATTTCCTGTTGAATTATAAATGAAAGCTAATCCATTAGATCCTGCGTCAAAACCATGACTAGCTATTGTAAGGTCACCACTATTGTAAGCAGTAATTGTTAATGTATATTCTGTAGTATCTGCGGGTTCTGATCTAACTCTTAATTGGCCTGATGCTCCACTAGGGCCTCCTGAAACTTTTAAATATCTTTGGTCAGCATATTGTTTTGTAATTACAAGATCATCTATAGTAATATTTGAACCATGTGTTGAATTATAATCTGTTACTGCTGTATCTGTTACTTTTACATTACCTATTGCGAAATTATTTCCATTTAAAGGTCCACCTAATGATGGTTGAGTGTCTGAGGCAACTGTTGCACCTGTACTGTTTAAAATAATTTTAGATGCATCACTGGCTGTATCAATAGCCATTCCTATACCACCAGTAAGCTGTCTCATTTCGATAGCATTACCGGCATCGTTTGTTATTGGAATGTTTTTGGAACCTCCAAGTGTATCAGGAGTATCACTTAATGATGCAAATGTTACTTGACCGCCTTGCCCGAATACTGCATATAGTTCTGTAAAGTTTTCATTCGATTTACGAAATGCGTCTCTTATCGCATCACCCGTGCCATCGTTACCTTCTATACCTATATTAATAATCTGTTTAGCCATTTACCTTATCCATATCAAAAGTTATAGATTCTCCACAACCACATGACGATTTAACTTTTGGACTTGTAATATCAAAATATGAACCCCATACTTCTGATACAAAATTTAATTCTGATCCAAGTAAAAACATTATACTTGTTGAATCTACTAATAATTTTCCACCAGTAAATTCAATTAATTCGTCACGTTTGTCAATTTCATTTTTTTCTGCAAAACCCCAGTCATAGGAAAAACCAGCACATCCTCCGCCTTTAATTCCTAGTTTTACTGCATATTTGTTGTTTTGTGAACAAAGATCTTTAATCTTCTGCTCTGCAGAATCAGTAAGTGTTAATATCGCCATTTTTATGTTTCCTGTTAATGTTATTTATGGTAAATTTATTAATCCTAATGTAAATAATAACGTATGTTTATTAGTGCAGAAAAAATAGTAACTTGGGCAGAAAGAACAAGTAAATTAGGTAAAAAACACAAATGTAAAAGAACAAAAACAGTATATTCTTTTAAGTGTGATTCTTGTTCAAAAATGTTCTCTAGACTTAAAGGTAGTATAGAGGTGAAACGATTGTCTAATTTTTATAAACACGTATGCAATGAATGTAATCCTAAGAAATTTGCTCAAGAGCAAGGTGTCAAGCAAAGAAAAATACTAGATATGCCTGTATCTAGTAAAAAGCGTATAAGCGATTTTTAATTATTATTTTTTCTTTTTAAACCAGTTAAAAGGATTAAGTAAACCAGCTAAATCTTCAACTTTTTCGTTTACCCACCATCCTACAACAAATCCAACTATAAATGCTATTGTTAAAAACATATTTGTCTCCTTGTACTATATTTATTTCCAATTCTCTTTACACCACGGGTCACAACATACTTTAGGATTAGGATCTCCATGAAATATAGCTATGCTTGTTTCTTTCTGTATTGTGGGGTGACCGGGTGATTTAAAATCTCTAATACCGTCTTGTCGTCTAATTAATGGGGGCCTATTTCTCATTTCCCATTTATAACTCATTATCCATTCGTCCGGCCAAAACTCAAAATTATTTTTTACATTGGCAAATAACCAATCTTGGTCGCCGTGAAATCGTCTTGCTGTATGTCCTGCGTCTTTTATAAATTCATTATAAACTTGTGGATGTTGTCCTGTTTGCCATCTAACAACACTTGAATTAAATCTGTTCCATTCTTTATTAGTAGATCTATTAAAATCTCTTACTACACAAAAAGAACCAGGTTTGTAATGAAAAAGGTTGTCTATATTTTTAAATATTATTACATCTAAATCAATATAAAGAACTGTACTATGTTGTAGTTGAGGTAATAAAGGATTCATTAATAAAGGCTTATACCACCATCCTGATATTTTAGGATATCCAGTTGGTAGTTCTACAGTTTTTATATCATTTACTAAACCTGCTCTGTCTTCAGTAAAACAAAGAAATTCATGTTCAACTGTACAAAATCTTTTAATCATACTATGTAGAGTATTAACATAGTCTGGTCCGTATTTGGTTCCTTGTTTAAGACAAATAATTTTATTCATTAAATTCTACCATTTTTTAATATTTTTAATTTTAAGGTTTTTAATACCTTTCCAACTTGGGGGTAATATAAAATGTTCATTTACCCAATAATTAAATTTTATATTTGAAAAATTTTCAAATATTTTTTTATTTTGATATATCCAATAACGCGGATCTACAGGATCAGTATCGGGATCATTATAACTTAAGGTGCCTTTATAAACATTATTTACTTTACTATCTTTGCCATAGAGATCAAATCCTATAATATCTAATTTTCCATCATTACAATTTTCAATACCTATTAAAAGTGCAAATTGTCCTGCTCCCCAATGCATAGGTTGGTCAGGTCTATCTTTCCCTTCATAAAATAGGGTTGGTACTTCAAAAATGCCTGTATACATATCAAGCCAATCGGGCCTAGTATATATCATGGCGTGTTTAGTGTTTTCGTGACCTACTGCTTCTCTGAGCATTCTTCTGTCGACGCATACCAAATGGTCCACTATACAATCTCTAAAGACAGCATTACAGCCAACTATTTCAGATTGGATGCTATTTAATTTGATTGATTTTCTGCTTTCGCCGTTACCTATTATTACCATGCTTAAATACTGTTACTATGTGTATTTACAACCATATTCAGAATTGGATACAAGCAATTGGAACTCCTACTAAAAAATTAGATGGTCATTCTGTTTGCCCATATGCTAAAAAGGCAGATTTTAATTTGGTTATTTGTAAAGAAGATGTTTTAGCAAATTGTTTTGATTTTGTTCGTAATAAACACTTAAAAAAAGAAGTAACAGTTTTTATATTTAATGATGAGCTTTCTATATTTCAATTAAAATTTTTATGCGGATTGCTTAATACAGAATTTCCAAAATATGTGTTTTATCCTGACCATCGTAAAAGAAAAACGTATGTGGGAGAAGCAATATCAAGTAATGGAAAATATAATGTTGTATTAGCACAAAAAAGAAAAGAATTAGAAAAAGCAAGAACTAAATTAAAAGAAACAAATTACTATTCATTTTGGAGTAAAAAATACCTTAAAGAAATTTTAAATACATAACTTATTTTTTAAGTTTTTTATGCTCTTTTCTTCTTTCTTTTCTAGCTTTTATTAAATCAACTTTAATATTTTTTAATTCTTTTGTAATTTCAGCAAATTTAACACTAGCATATTTTTTTAATTTTACAAAGTTGCGTACAGTTCCTACAACCCACCACCACCATATTCCGGCAATTATAGCAAATAAAATGCATATTAGCCCTAGGGTATATTCTAATAATGATTGAAAGTCGAATGCGACTACTAGCAAAACAATAACAAGAGCAATTAGTGGACCTATTTTGGCCAACCAACTCCAAAGGTTAATTTGATTTTCTAGTCTCCGATAGTGCCGAAAGATTTCCATAAACCAGGTGTTCCTGTTTTTGTACATACCCAACCGATAACGTTACCTGGAGTAGGATTACTATTCCATGTAATATCTCCTTGAGAATGTGCGCCTTCTGATGGTGCTTCAGTACCTGTGTGGAATCGTTTGCCTTGAAATCTTATTGGTCCGTCTACATCTAATGATATGTTTTCTGCAATTTGATTAACGCCTATACCAACTTTGCCGTAGACATTCATTTTCATTTGGCCACCTAGTGTTCCAATTTGAACATCACCATGTGCACCAATTGTTATTCTGTCTGTATTATCTGTTTGAATTTTTAATGAGGCTGTTGTATAAGTTCCTATTTCTGCGTTGTCTTCGTTAGGTTGTACTCTAAATTCTACTTCATTAGATGAAACTGATAATTGACCATTAGGAATATCAGTTCCTACACCAAGTCTCATAAAGCCTGCATCGTAGAAAATAAATGAGTCTAAGTTAATATTACCATTAACTGCTAAACCTTCAAGAACGCCTACTTTTTTAAGATTAGAACTTTTAATTGTTGGTCCTAAACTAGTTGCATTTATTACTTCTGTATTATCTATAGAATAACTAGCGTCTTTGTGTAGGTCAATACTATTGCTACTCCAAATTCTGTCAGGGTTTCCTTGGAAACTAAATGTTTTAGTATTTCCATATCCACTCCATTGTAGCCCTTTGCCGTATATGGCATTGGATTCAGTACCTTTAAAATTGATTGATTTATCCACATTTGTTACAGTAGGGGCTTCATCTACAGAGGCAGTTATATTCTCTATAGCATTACCCAATGTAACTAGTCCAGCTTTAACGGAAATTATGTCTTCTCGTATACTCATATGCAATTATTTATCTAATAGTCCGAAGTAATATAACGTCTGGATTAATACGTCCATTTAATTTTAGGCCCATAGCTTTAATATCATCAAGGTCTTCTTTTAGTTTAGTCTTAGGGCCATTTATAAAGTGTGGTAGCTGTTCTGGGGGTTTTCTGAGTGTTTTTTGTACACTAATTTCTTGATTAAACCTAATTATCGACGTACCTTTTACACCTAATCCAGTACCATCTCTTTCTTGACCTTGTGGATCATATACAGATGTTACGTAGTATCCTATCTTTCTAGTTTTAGTATTATAAACCCATAGTTCTTCACAGCCTATTATTTCTTCTGGATTTATACTAATCAATTTAAGCCTATCGTCTTCACGTTTATATTTTAATTTTGAAATTGCTTTTGCTTTATTAACAGGTTTTCTTTTCCTTGATTTTCTATTAGCATTAGCTATATCTATCATATAATCACAAGCCTTGAATATATGTTCGTATGTTTTAATGTGTAATTGTAATTCTTCTTTACTAAATTCGTTGTATGACTCTACCAATTGTTGGTCGTCATCATTGAGTTCTTCGAATGGTTTCTTTTTTGCTTTAAGATAAAATAAGATCTCATCGTATTGTCCTTGATATAATTCTTTAAGTTTTCTTGCGTGTTGACCTTTTGTTTTTTCCTTTTTAAGATACTCTATTAATTTATAGTTTTCAGGATTAAACTTTTCTGGTTTCGCAACTAATCTGTCCAGCCATTGTTCAATTGGCTGTGAAATTTGTCCTACCCTCTGTGCGACTCTTTCTTGAATTGATACCTTATTATCTTCTATTTTAGTTGTCATGCTATATTTGTTATATAGTCATTAGTTATAAAAATCAACGATTTAAGGAAACCAGACTGGTGTTTTTGGTTTTTTTACTTTGATAGGTTTGATAGGAATTGTCCCTTTTTTGCGTCCGCCCTTATTTCGATGTATTCTTCTTGGCGTTTTGTTGAACATCCTTTTCTTGAATGCCATGTTGTTCTATCCTTTTAGCTTTAATTATTCTCTCCCACACTTCTCTAGTTGCTGTCATCATACCTGCACTATTTTTTAATAAACTTTCGTATCTAGAACCGTTTATCATATTAGATAGATACCAACCAATAATTATACCTACTCCTAATATTAATATTATGCCTGTTATTATTTCCATTTAGCAACTCTTTTTTCTGCTTCATGAATTATTTTATGGGCGTTTGCTAATATTGTTATCATTTTTTCTTTTTTTTAAATACAATGGTATGTACCATAGAATAATAAAAATAGGTATTGCAACAGCAACCCAAAAGTGTTTATCATTGTTATACCAAATCAACATACCAATAATACTTCCTATATCTACAACAGTATGTATGGCAATCCACCAACCATAGGTTA